TCAGCGCACCGCCTTGAGGGTCTGCGCGCGGGTGCGGTAGTGCTTTTCAGTGAGGGCCTTGCTGCTGTGCTGCAGCAGTTCCGACGCCTCCTGCGACGTGCCCGCAAGATCGGCCGCGAGGCTGCGCATGTCCCGCAGGTACATCTTGCGGATGCGCTGTCCAAGGTCCTCATCGCCTGCCTGTTCAGCTGCGAACGCAGCCGCATCTCGCGCGCCTTCCCAGCGCTCACGAAGCATGCGCTGCGTGACCTCGCGCCCGGTAGGGGTGCACAGCAGCATGACGCAGCTGGCTTTGATGGCCTGTCGGCGCGCAACCAGTGCGGAGAGGACCGGAGAATCGGCTACAGCGAAGCGCACAGCCTTCTTTGTCTTGCTGGCGCGGTGTGCCAGGAAGCCGTCCTGCGGCATGCGTATGGTGCGGGCATCCGTGAGGCGCAGACCTGTTGCGCTGGCGATGTCCATGCAGTCCCGCAAGACCTGATCCCCTTTTGCATAAACCGCTTGGAACATGGATTCTGTTACCTCGAATTCTCGGGCGCTTTCCTCGTTCTTCCAGCCACGCATTCCAGAGGCCGGCCATTGATGTCGTGTCATTCCCCACAACAACGCTTTCCCCCAAACGATTCGGAGCAGTGACATTTCCCGATTCCCTTGAGTCTTTGCAGAACGCAAATCAAGGTATTGGCGCAGCGTGGGAAGATCAACCTCTTCCCACGCCATTCCGCCAAAGACAGGCCGAATCGTTTTCAGGTTTTTTGTGTACCCCTTTCGTGTTTCCTCGCTCGTGTACTTCGGCAGTTCTGTCGCTTCCCAGCGTGCAAAAGCCTCTTCAAGTCGGCCAATAGTGAGCGGGCGCTTGTTGTGCAACTGCTCCCATTGTTCGATGGCCCTCTCATAGTCTTTCCCAAGTCGAATGTCTTGCTTCCCCTCTGGGCGCATGTCGTAGACGTAATAGACGTATGCTTGCCCACCTTTGCCCTTGTAGACCTTGGTTCGCAAGCGTGGGTATTTCGTGATCTTCGGCACGTAGATTCCTATCGAATAGCAGATACGTTCAGGCCGGCGTGGGAGACCGTAGGCTTACCCTCAATCCAGCGTTGAACGTGAAGTCGTGAAACGATGATGCGAGGTCCATCCGCTTTGAATGGAATTCCGCGCAGTCTGAGCCATGCCAGTTGGCCGGAAGATCTGGCATAGCCAGTGAGCTGGTGCAGCTCCTGGGTATTGAGATATTCGCTGCTCATGATCTTGGTTTCAGGTTTTGGTGTTGGCGAGGGTCGCGCGTCTTTGCATATTCATCCCACAAGGGGGCACCGACTGCGCAGCGTGGTTCTGAGCGGGTCACGCCGGCGGCGATGCATTGAGGGCACGCGAAGTGATGGGTCAGGTAGGCTTTGTCAGCGGCCTCCCAGGAGTTGCGCGGTGTTGTCATGGCAGCGTGTACGCCCCGAAGTGCTCGCGCAGCCGAGCGAACACGGCCGGATGCATGAACAGTCCTTGCGGGGTTCGGAAGCAAGCAGGCGAGGGGCTTTCCACGCGCACAGCGGCCCAGCGTCGGCGGCGCTTGGCGATTGGGTGCCGGCGCAACTCCCAGGACACATGAACGGTCACTGCATATGGAGTCTGGAATACCGGAACGCCGTTGAAGGTGCTGAGGTCGATGTTCATTGCAGGCCCAGAAATGAGAAACCCCGCTCAAGTGCGGGGCTGGGTGACGAGAGTTTGCGGTGGTGCTATCGCAGGGGCCAATAGCCGGTGGTGTCGGGTCCAGAGGCCAAATCCCAGCCGCCGAACCACTGATGAGGCAGGGAGCGCTGGATAGCTGCCACATCTGCGGACAGACGCATTTCGGCCAGGTGCCGCGCAGCAGCCGCCTCGATGGTGCTGGCCACGGCCGCGCGGGCCTCGCGCTCCAGGTTGGGGAGGAAGTCCGCGCGCTGTCGCTCCAGCAGCTGCAGGCCGGCGCGGAGGTCAGGATGCAGAGTCAGGCAATCGTCTGCAGGGTCCAGGATCTCGTTACGGTCCCAGCAGATGACGTAGCACATGCCGCCAATCACGCGGTTGGTGAAGCCAGGCGCGCGATCCAGGAGGCTGTCGAGCACGTCGTAGAGTCGGCGCAGGTGCTGGCGGTCATCAGGATCGAAGTAGGTGGCGTCCTCGTCGCCATCCCACGGGCAGTACCCGCTGGAGAGGTCATTCATCAGGGAGAGTAGTTCCCCGGCCGCATCGATGTCGCGTTCGCTGGGCTTGGCCATCTTCATGACGTTTCCCCTGTGCACGTTGGCAGGCCAATCCGGGAGCGAGAGAGAGCGAGAGCTTGTTGGGCCTCGATGACTTCGGCATCGGACAGCAGAGGCTTGCGCGCCTCCAGCTCTGCCAATTGCTGGGTGGCCTGAGCATGCATCTGGGCCTGCATTCGGTGCTGCTGGGCCAGTTGTTCGGCTCGGAGCTTCTGCTCTGCGGCTGCACTGGCCTCGGCCACGAGTTCCATTCGCAGGCGCTCGTTTTCTGTCTGCAGAGCCTGGTAGCTGGTCTGCAGGCGGCGCATCATCTTGACCGCGCTGTAAGCTTCCAGGGACAGCGCGTTCTGCTTGCCCCATTTGGCTACGCAGTGCTCCAGCCGCTCAGCAAGCGCGCGGACTTCTTCGGGTGTTGGTGCTGTGGTCACGGGGTCTGTCCTTTCGCGCGGCCGTAGGCTGCAAGGGCCTTGCGCAGTTCTGGGTGGTCGCCGTGGTCGCGGATGTTCAGGCGGATGTCGCGGGGCGTCATCCACAGCCATTCGCCGTCCGGGTCCACTTCCACACGTGCGGCCGGCGCATCACGCATCGCTCGGCGTGGGTTGAATTCGATCAGGCGCCAGTGGCGGGGCTGAGCGGGGTTCGTGGTCATGCAGGTCCTTTCTGCTGCGCCTGGGCGCGCTCTGGCGCCGGCTTGTATCGTTCCCGGCCGGTGCCGTCGCATGCCGCGCATGCTGGCGAGCCCCAGGCGTCGTAGTGTCCGGAGCCCGCGCAGGCGGCGCACGGGCGCAGCTTCCAGCCGCGCACGTAACGCTGGTAGTGCGCGACGCGGGCGGCCTTGCGTTCGTGGAATGTGCTCACGGTGTGCTCTCCTTGTGCCCAGTGGGGCGCTGGGTGTCACGCGCGAATAGCGGCATTTGTTGGGTGTCGTAGACCTCGCAGCTCTCGCTGCAGCCGCCTTCGTCCACGGGAGGGTGGTAGTCGTCACTCGCCGCAGCAAATTCGGCGACGAGATCTTGCGCGGAGCGGTGGCCCCGGTACATGCGGCGCGGGCCCGGGATGTTGTTCGGACCGACATTCCGGTACATGTGGTCCAGGCGCACCGGGAACGCGAAGTTCTCAGGGTCTTCGCGGTAGAGCGTCAGCAGCTTCTTGTCGGATTTCTTGAAGCATCCGATGCAGTTGCCCTGGTGCTCGGGGATTCGCAGATCCCAGTCGAAGCCCTCGAAGTAGTCCAGAACGTCCTGTTTGTCGGTCGGAATCATGTCAACCAGGGGGTAGATGATCCCGGCCGCCCCCGCGCGCTTAGAGACACGCCTGCGCTCGTCCGCACGAATGCCGATGGCTGTTTGAGTTCCCGCCCAGCCGATACTGCTGAAGTAGTCGTTGATTGGGTTGAGCTTCAGTTCCCGGGTGCAGTGCCCGAACGTCTGGTTCGGCAACCCGTAGGCTGCCGCCACCGCCTCGAATGGCTCGCCCTGCCTGCTGGCCGTCTCGTAGACCACCACGCGGTGGCCAGAGGACTTTCCCAGCTCTCTACGAGGCGTCGACTCAACCCATGTCACCCCCAGGCCGTAGCGCGTGTCCACCTCGTTCACAAAGCGGAGCGTGTCGGGGTGCTCCCAGCCTGTGTTCGCAAAAACGAAGCGCATGTCGTAGACATCGCTCATGTTTTGCTTGAGCCAGATGCTCATGTATGCGCTCGTGCGGCCACCGCTGAATGAGACTCGCAGCCTCGGCTTCACGATGCCGCCCCCTTGGCTGCTGCCTGGGCTGCGTCAATCCTGGCGCGCAGGTCGGATGGCCCGTCTGGTCCGCCGTCCACTTCCTCAGGACTGGCCCAGAACAGGTCGCGCGATCCATAGCGCAGTGGCGCGCGGACGTTGACGACCTGTTTTTCGAGCCAGTCCATACGCGCGGTGTCGCTCGCATCCACTGCAGGCGCAGCAGGTGCCTGGGGCGCTGCTGCCCTGTTGATTGCTCGGTCGAATTTGATGGCCGCGCGCATGGCCTGGATGACCCAGAAATGCGGCCTCCACGTTGCTGCCTCTGCCGAGGTATTTGGGAGGTAGCTGTGGCGCTCTTTCGCATCCAGGGCCGCCTGCGCGGCAATGGCGCTCAGTTGCGCAGGCATTGCCGCCGCGTCCAGCTTTCCCACCTCCGCAGGTGCTGCAGGCGCTTCCAGGGCGGGCGCGGCCTGGGCCTGCTCAAGTTCACAGGTCACGACATCAATCAGTTCCTGGCCCGTCACGAGCATGGCCTCGGGCCAGTCCTCGGGGCTGTTGCGGTCGGGCAGCTCAGCCACGCGCTGGCACACTGCCGCCGCGATGGCGCGCACGTCCAGGACCGGCCCTGCAACAGCGGCAGGCTTGGACGCCGCTGCAATCAACCCCAGCACATACGGCGCTTGCTCGGCTTCGATGACCGAACAATTCTTGTAGACGAGGATGCCGCGCCCGGTGGATGTGTCGATGCGCCATTCGTCTTGGGGAGCCACAGCGTCAGGTGCTGCCCCTGCAGACTCCTCGATCTGGGCCAGGCAACCATGGCCCGCGCGCAGCATTGCCGGCGCCAGGCGGCGGATTGCATGCGCGCTGCAGGCTGCGCCTTCGGCTGCCGAGTCGTTGCCCCGGGTGCGCTGCTCCTCGGCGTACTCCTCCAGCATGCTAGCGGCCTGTTCCAGCAGGCCTGCGTCTTGTTCGGTCAGGTGGTCCATGGGGTGCCTTTCAGGAGGGAATGCGCCAAGCGGCGGCAGTGGTGTTGATGACGTGGCCTGCGCGCTGCAGCAGCTGCTGGGATGCGGCCTGGGGTGGGGTCGGGTTCACGCAGCAACCCCATAGATCAGGGCCTCATGCGCGAAGTTGGCGCGGGCCAGGGCCTCGGCCAGCGGTGGGCAGACGCTGTTGCCACACATGCGAACCTGGGCTGTGGTGCTCAGTTCGATGAGCGGCACGTCGCGCGGATCGGCGGCTTGCTTGCCACCTCGGAACAGCAGGGCTGGGTCGGGCACGCGCTCGAAGTGGTAGTCGCGCGGGAAGCCCTGGGCGCGGAACAGCTCGCGCGGCTTGAGCATGCGCAGCGTGATGTCCACAAGCACCCACCACTGCCCGGCATGCCACATGAGCACCAGCTCGGCGGGGTCGGGGAAGTGCTCGGGCAGGTGCTTGTGCAGCAGCTCGGCGCAGAGCCGGGCGTGCTCGGCATGCTCGGGCGCCAGCGTCGCGGCCGGCACCTGGCAGGTCTGCACCAAGCCCATGCGGGCTTTGGTTGGCACGGTGTGCATGGGCTCGCTGCAGGCGCTGTCTTGGCCGCCCTCGCTGTAGTACTTGACCATGTAGGCGGTGATGAGCCGCTGCTGCGTGCCGCTGGAGGTGATCGTGGACATGGGATCGTCCACAGCGCGGCCATCGCCGTCGTAGAACCCGCCGTTGGCCTGCTCCAGACATGCAGCCACCATGGCCTGCTCGCCACGATGTGCACCCGTCACGGTGCGCAGTGGCTCGCGCAGATCGTTGCCGCTGCGCTCGCCGTGGTGGGTGAGGTGCGTCAGGTGTGCCGAGACAATGCCCATCTGGATGCCGGTGCTGGGCCGCTTGGGCGTGCCGCCAGCCGTCACCGTTGGCAGGGGTGCGTCCACCGCGCTGCCCACGCTCCCGGTGTTGAACTTCGTGATGTGGGCCATGGCCACTGCGCTCTTGATGCCGCCCGCCACCACAGTCCCCAGTGGAGCTGCGATGTCCTGCACGCGCGGCTGCTGGCCCTCGCGCTCGCCGTAGCCGATGGTGACCAGGTTGGCGCCCACCAGGGCGTGGTGTGTGCCGGACGCGGCCACGGTGGACAGCGGGGCGTCCACGGCATGGCCGACCAGGTGCTGCTCGGACGTTCCGCGCAGCGGGGCCAGGGTGGGCGCCACCACGCTGAAGTGCCCGCCCTTGACCTGGGCGCATATGGTGCGCAGCGGCGCGTCGGCGGGCATGGTGCGCTGGTTGCTGGCGTTCGCGTGCTCGTTGAGATAGGGCGCCTGGGCGCCGACGATGTACGGGTTGGCACTGGTGAGGACATGCTTCCACAGGCCCTTTGCCACGCGGCGCATGGTGTTGTCCACCAGCGAGCGTTTGCGGCCGAACACGCTTTCGGCGGGCAGATCAAAGTCGATGCACTCGGCGGCCGTGCGATGCGCGGCCAGCTTGCCTGCGATCACACGGCGGTCCGTGGGCTCGGCATGCGTCTGCTCGGGCCAGACGATGGGCAGCCCGTCGCGGCGGGCCACCAAGAACAGGCGCTTGCGGATCGTGGGCGTGCCGTGGTCGCTGGCGCGCAGCTCGCGCCAGTCCACCTGGTAGCCGTGGGCCTTGAGCTGGCGCACGAACGACTGGAAGGTCTTGCCGCGGCGCGCGGGGTCCGGCCGAGCCTGGCCGTCAGGGCCGACGAGGATCGGGCCCCAGGTCTGGAACTCCTCCACGTTCTCCAACATGAGCACGCGGGGCTTGCACATGGCCACCCAGCGCATGCCCACCCAGGCCAAGCCCCTGATGTGCTTCGACACGGGTGTGCCGCCCTTGGCCTTGCTGAAGTGCTTGCAGTCGGGCGACAGCCAGACCAGGGCCACGGGCTGGTTGCCGGTGACCTGGATCGGGTTCACGTCCCAGACCGATTCGCACAGGTGCAGCGTGTGCGGGTGGTTCGCGGCATGCATCGCCAGCGCCTCGGGGTCGTGGTTGATGGCGATATCGACCGGCCGCCCGAACGCGGCTTCGAGGCCGGTACTGGTGCCACCCCCTCCTGCAAAGTTATCGATGATCAACTCGCCCGGGAATGCGAGTGGCAATGTGAAGGCATCACGCTTCATGTGCGAGTTCCTGTGGTGGAAATGCAAAAAGCCCGAGTGGCGACTGCCAAACGGGCTGTGGGAGGTTAGGATTCGCCGCTCATGAAAGGAGAGGGCGATGGAGTTGAGCCAGATAATTGATGGTATTGGTGCCGCGGTAGCCTCCGCTAAACCAGTTCAGGAATATTGTTTATTTTTTTTGAACTGGTGGCCAATGTGCATGACGAAGTCAGAATGGGCAGCATATTTGCAAGCCCTCGGAGTTATTGTGACTTTGGCGTCTACAGCTCACTTTGCAAAGAAATCCTTTGTAAATCAAGCAAAGCAAACGAATCGAATGAATGAGCGTGCTTTCGCAACAGATGAGCACGCCGCCTTAGTAAATCGATTAAATATCTGTCAATTTGTTTTATTCTCCACACAGAACGCGCGGGATATATTCTATGGCTTATCTCCATTCTTTGTTGAAACCAGTACGGGTGCCAAAGTACTAAGGCCCCCTGATGCTATTTTTGCCCTTGGTGAAATTGATAAGGCTCTTCATTCTTTTGAAATTCTCTCGGTGATTGAATCAGGTTGTTATCAAGAATTTGCTGAGTTGAAGCTAAACATTAAGAGAATAGAGCATCATCTTAGTCATCTGAAATTAAATGATGGAAATTGGAATTATTCGGCTAGTTTTGAAGAAGTTACTGAATGGCCTGGTATAGGGGAAAGTGTTGAAAAATGCTTGGATACACTGAGCTCAACTAGAGATAAGCTTCGTTTGAAGAACGAATCTATATTGGATGCGAGAAGGAGTCTTGATAACGATATTCATAAAGCAAACTACGAATAGCGTTGACTCATAGTGTGATAGCTCGTGTTTTATGGCTGACGCATGAGGTATCAGGACAGCGCCCATGCGCTGTGCTTATGCCTCTCGTGTACATTTCATTCCGCACTGCGAGTGGTAGTGCTTTCAATTAGGAGAGGGAAATGAAAAAAGTAGTATCCGCAATTGCACTTGCAGTGCTGGCAGCTTCTGCTGGAGCCCAAACATATTTCAAGAAGGAATACTATGCGCCGGCCCCGATTTGGGGTGGAGCACAGGGAACTTATTGGTACACAATTGAGGATGCTCTGCATACCAAGGATGTTGAGCTTCGAAATTCAGGCGGAAACTATGTGGGCGATTGGGGCTGGTCCTGCCGTGCTTGGGATAACCGAAACTGCGGAAGCTGGGCGTACAACAAGGATTACTTGCCAGTCCTGTACGCAGTTCACCATGCAAATGGTGTTAAGTATGGAGAGCAATTAATTACGGCAAGTTTGATGTGCCCCAACGGGGCAAACACAGTGCAGTTTTACGACTACTCTCTCGTGAGGGTATGGCGCGCGTGTGAGATGGTTGTTCCAGTGGCTGAAAATCCAGGACCACAGCCTGCGCCTCAAAATCCTTTCGTGACAGGGGTAGATTGGGTGATAAATGAAGGTTGCCAGTACATGAATGTGAATTTTGCAGGAAAGGTTTTCACGTTCTGCTTCAATCGCATGCAAGTGTATTGATGCATTGAGGAGTGGGGCCTGAAATTAATTCCAGGCGCCACATTCTGTCAAATCGCGAAAGCTGCCCGGTCCTTGCCGTTGATCCAGTTCGGCGGCTTGCCGCGACCCGTCCAGGTGGCGCCGGTGGCGGGGTCGCGATACTTCGGGGCGCTCACGCTGCCCTTGGCCTTCTTGCCCTGGGCCGGGAAGACATCGGCAGCGGTCAGGCCGTGCTCCTGGATCAGCGCGCGGGCCGCGGCGATGCCCTCGGCTTTGCGCTCTGCCTGAGCAGCTGCGATCTGGGCTTCGAGTTCGGCCTTCTGGGCCAGCAGGTTCTGATATGTGGAGGTCATGGTCATGGATTGCGCTGTGGCGCTGTTGAGGTAAATTTGCTCCCACCAATCAACACTGGAGCAATGAAGGAGCGGGGGCTATGGATGTTCGGATCACCGAAGCGGAACTCGATTTCGCCGATGTTCAGTTCGTTCGGCGAGTTCTTCTTGTAAAACGCGAGGGCGAAGACCCAGGGGTCTCCGTCTACGAAGTCGGAGCTTTGGCTCCGCCAGGGCCACCGCCGTCGGATGACGATGCAGCCCGGTTCCACATGCTGCTGGTGGAAGTGGAGGAGCCGGAGCACGCAGGCACTCAGGTGCGTGTGCGCTCCAAGTTCTTGGAGCGCTTGCACGTATAGCTTCAATGCCCGCAGGGCAGGGCATCGCCGCGGTGGTGGTCTTCGGGCAGCTCGGCGCCGCAGCCGAAGCAGTGAGTGGGCTTCTGCTCGTCCCACCACAACGCGCGGGCGCGTTCGGCGGCGCGGCGCGCGGCCGGCAGATCGCGCTCGGCGCGCGTGGGCTGGTGTTCGGTGTCTTGGTTCATGCTGTTGAGGTCGTGGCCGCCGGCCGCATCCAGATGCTGGCGAGCACATCCGTGGCGCGCGGGCGGGAGGGATTGCGGATGCGATAGCGGCGGTACTTGTCACAAACGCAGGCGTTGCACTGGTCGGCCAGCCCGTCGGGGCTTTTGACCAGGGCGCGGAAGAAGCCCACGTCGGCGGGCCAAGGCTCGCGGCAGGTGGTGCAGACCTTTTCGGCTGATGCGGCCATTTCAGAACGGCACATCGCCTGGCTTTAGATCTGGCGGGGCACAGGCCGGGCCTGTCGTGTCAGCGAGGCCGGCAGGGCCTGGCCCACGCCTGTTCGACCCTCGCCGCCGAGCGCTTCAATTAGGTCAGGGATGAGCTTCGACAGCTCGCCCGTCGTAATCGCCACATCGGCATCGAAACCGCCATCGCCATTCTTGGACTCGGTCACGACATCGAGCATCGCAACCTTGCGCAGCTGCAGGCCTTGGGTCAGCACGAAGCTCACGCGGTCGTCCCAGGTCATTGCAACGCGAGTGGGCAGCTTCCCGTGCTCGATGTGCTGCTGCACTTCTGCGATGTCCAGTGGGTGGCGGCCGTAGCGCACCACGGCCTTGGATTCGTCGGCGGCCTTGAGCTCGCATTCGCGGTCAATCGAGAAGCCGGCCGGGCTTTCCTGCGTGGTCAGCCAGTGCGCCATGGCGGCCTGGGCGCTGGTCTGCGTATCGACCAGGGCCAGCGCAAAGCCTGTGAGGCCCTCCACCAGCGAGCTGACCACCTCGTCGGCGCTCGCCTGGCTGCCGGTGTCCAGCACCAGGGTGCGGGCCTGCGGGTCCAGCCAGACCCACATGGCGCCCTGCTTGGTGAAGGCCATGGGCAGCAGGTCCAGCTTGGCCTCGTCCTTGAGATCCTTCTTTTCCTTCTTGCCGGGCTTGCGGCCTTCGGTGGCCTCGATGTGGGCGGCCTTCTCGTTGACGCGGCGGTTGAGCACGCTGGCCGGCAGCATCTTGGCCTCGGTCATGAAGCGCATCACCCACTGGTTGGCCACGGACTCGGCCAGCGGGCCATGGGGCTCGCCGCGCGGTGGCACCCACCCGACAGACCGTTCCTGTGTCGGGCCGCACTCGGCAAACGGTGACTTGGCCAGCGCGGCCTCGACGGCCTGCAGGTCGGGAGTCCAGGAATCGGCGATGCGGTAAATGATCAGGTTTGTGAACATGGTGATCAAAGGGATTGGGGGTTCTTGGGGAGGGAGCCGAAGTAAAAGGCGTCGTCATCGGTCCAGGTCTCGTGCCCCAGCAGCGCGGTGTGGGCGGCAGTGGCGATTGCGAGCTTGGGGTTGGCGCGCTTGGCATTGCTGACGACGATCTCCAGCAGCTTCACGTAGCCCCGCGTTTTCATAATTCCCCAGGAGGGGTAGTCGGGGGGGCATGCGATGGGTCATCTCGGCGGCGCACCGCTCCAGGCAGTTGGCTGCCTCGATGTGGTGGCTTTTGGCCAGTGCGCGCGCCGCGCCTGCTGCCAGGCTCAGTTCCTTGGCCTGCAGGCGCATGCCGTGGGCATCTACAGCAAGCTCGCATGTCTTCGCCTGCTTGCGCAGAGCGGCAGCCTCAGTGCTGAGCTGATTCGCCTGTGCCCGCGCCTGCAACTCGGCGGCGTAGAGGTCTGCCGGTGTTTGCGACATGGGGTTCTCCAAACGGTGGGTTACAGGGCGCCGCCTTCGGTGTCGTCGGCGGGCAGGTGCTGGATGGCGGGTGCAGGAGGCGCTGGCGCACGCGGCGCAGGCCCGGCCAGGAATTCCTCACGCTTCTGGTAGAGCTGGTCGATCAGGGCGTCGGCCAGGCGCGGCAGGTCGCGGGCGTTCATCAGCACTGCGTTGCGGTCCTTCTCGAAGGGCACGCCCAGGGCCACGAGGTTTGCGGCGCTGAGCTGCAGCACGGGTGCGAAGGCGGCGCAGATCTGCGAGAGGTTGAGCTTCTCGGGATTCGGCATGGCGATCAGTGGGCCTGTGCCTTGAGCTGGGACTCGCGCATCGCCTGGTAGCCGGCGAGCATCGGTTCGAGCTGCTGACGCAGATCCACGCCGGGCTCCAGGTTCGCGCCGACGCTGGCCAGGGCGCAGCCCATGGCATACAGGCCGCCGTACAGGGCAAACGTGTTGCCGTTGCGCTGGCCGTAGGCGCTCAGGATTTCGATGATCGGCTCAGCCACATGCGCCATGGCATGGGCGTGGTGGTTGGACGTGATCTCGTGGGTGACGCGCACGCCTTCGATGGGGTCTGTGGATTGGCTCATGAGCTGGTGCTTCAGGTTCAGAAAAGGGGTGCTCCGGAGATGGCGACCGCAGCAGCAATGCAGAAGGCCGAGTAGGCCGACCAGAGGAAAAAGCCGAGAAGTTTGTTCATGGCAGCTCGCGCAGGCATTCCATGGCTTGCGGGCCGGTCCACACGACTGCATGACCTAGCGGGCAGGCCTGGGCAGCGCTGTGCGCACGCTGCTCGTCCGCGGCGCTGGGCGCGGGGTCTTGGGCCGCGCCAGCATCTGCACATGCGCTGAGCGCCAGAGCCACCAGCAGGACAAGGCACAGCAGCAGCCAGCCGCCGGGCGTGCGCGCCGGGCCCGGCTCGATCACAGGGCCAGGGCGCGAGGCCTCGCGGAGGAAGCGTGCATCGGGGTCGGGGTTGAAAGGTTCGGTGGGGATCACTCGCTGCATTTCGGCTCTCCTGAAACGACAAATCCGCCAGGAGGCGGATTCGGTGGGGTTGCTGCTTGTTGCTGGCGGCGCTGGGCTGCAGCTTCTGCCAGCAGGCGCTCTTCTTGTTTCCATTCGGCAAGAGAGCGCGGCTCATAGGCAGCTTGGCCGCGATCGCCGCGCAGCCGGGTGAATCTGGTTCTCATGGTGGATTCCAAAAAAGCGCCCGCCCCACATTGCTGCAGGGCGGGCCAAATGCCGCACGAAGCGACCCCACGAAACAGTGACTCAGTCGTATTGCTCGCTGGCGGCGGACTTAACGTCGTGCTCATCCATGTCGATTTCCAGGGTTGTGCGGCCGACGTACAGCGCGAGCAGGATGGCGTCAAATTCGCCAACCGCGTCGGGAAGGCTCATCGGGGTAGCTATCTTGTCGTCCAGCTTGAGCGAATAGACTTGACCTTCCCTGGTGAAGGCGAGTCGCATGGAGGCAGAGTGCGTTCCACGCGTTGATTCTTCGCCGTCCAAATAAAGCCATCCACCACCGCCGCTGTACTCACTCATTTCAAGTTCGGCAAAGAAGGCTTCGTGAGATTCCTTGTGGAATCCGTCGCGCGCCCTTTGAAGCAAGTCCGAGAGCTTGATGCTTGCGGGCAGGTCTGGCAGGAAGCTGCTCACGGCAGATGTGATGGCCGTTTGCACGGCTTTCGCGTTCTCGCCCTGGACCGCGCTGGAAACTGCTGCGTTGAGCACTTGCTGGAACTTGGCAACGTCATCAATCCGCAGTCCGTGATGCATGGCGTCGCTGAGCTGCTGCTTCATGGCTTCGCGGAACTTGCTGCGATAGCCGGTGGTATCGCTGATTGCATCCTTGACCGCTTCCGCGATGGCTTTGTCTACGATGGGTTGGATGCGCTCGGCGCTGACGGCCTGGGCGACGATTGCCGCCAGGTCCAATTCGATCTTGATTTCCATGGGGACTCCTGATTGCGGCCGCACGGGCCAAAAAACAAAAGGCCCTGCAACTGGTGTAGCTGCAGGGCCAGGGGAAAAAGCCGGCGCCATTGCTGGCATGCCCGGGGAGTTGATAGGGAGGGTGGAGATAGTCCCCCGGGGCCCGGATGAAAAAAAGCGGGAGCGATGGTGCAAGCGGGAGCGACATATCGCCTCGGCCGGGTCGCCTTGCACAGCTGACCGGCTCCATGACTTCATCCCGTGCTTGAAATCACGGTTAGCCCCCTTCGGGGTGTGTTGGTTGATGGCCTGCCGTATTCGCCCCGGCTTCCCTCTTGACGGTTTGGCGGACTCTCACCGCTTGCGGGTGGGCAACTACCCGTCACGATTGGCCATCACGGGGGCAGACTGCAGCGAATTTGTCTGGGTGAACCAGAGTCCAGCCGGGACGCCTCCCGAGCGCTTCGCAATCTGCCTTCGTGATGACCCCGGCACCTGGCCGGGGGCGTTTCGAACCGCTGTCAATCCGCTCAGTCGGGATTGGCAGCGTCGCGCGCCAGCTCCAAGAGCTCGCGCATGTAGTCGGTCTGCAAGCGCGTCTGCGCTAGCATCTCGGCCAACACCGGCTGCGCAGCTGGCTGCTCTGCTGCGAAGTCCTCGCCCAGGGTCTGGGCCAGGCGGTGGACGATCTCGGCGTTGAGGCTGCGGTTGGCGGCGCCCGCCAGCTTGCTGAGGCCCGCATACAGATCCACAGGAATGCGCAGCTTGCACTGCGTCGTCGGCGATGTGTCTACAGGCTCAACATCCGCATCATCGTCGCCGTTCAACAGCCAGTCCGGATCGACCGAAAGGGCTGCTGCCAATGAATTGATGATGCGCAGGCGCGGGCGAACCTTGTCCGTTTCGTAGCGCGACAGCTGGGTTTGGGCCATGCTGGAGCGCTCGGCCAAGGTGAACTGGCTCAGGCCCTTCTCGTTCCTGGCGAGAACGAGACGCGCCCCGAAGGTGTTGGCATTGGACATCTCAGAAAACTCCATACCGAATCAGCAGCTCGATCACATCGAGAAGCGAGTCAGTGGCCACAAACGCGGCCATGACGAATACAAAAGCCGCGAGGCCGTATGGCATCCCATCACAGCGCCAGGCGCCGCTCCAGGTCCTGCAGGGTGGCGCAGTCCTGGCGCAATTCGGCGGCCAGGTCGTTGAGCCGGCGCACCAGAGGCGTGGAGGAGGCTGGCTCGGCCTTGTGAGCACTGCCTTCGGCAGAGATTCCGGCTGCCGACAGCACGGGCTCCAGGCGTCCTGTGATGCGCTTGACGGTGTTCTGCAGGTCCTGAATACCAGCGTCGATCTGGCTGAGCGCGGCTTCAACCTGGCTGACGGGTTGGGCCTGGGCTGCGGCGTGCAGGGCGCTGACTCCGAGGGCAGGGGCGGCGCCGAGATGGGCGAGGGATTGGTTCACGGTGATCTCCTGTCGTGGTTGCGGAAACAAAAACGGCCTCCCTGGAAGCCGCTTTTGTTTCGCCCCGATGCGCTCGGGGAGGGCGTACTGCATCTGGTAGCAGCTGCGCAGCATCAACATGCCGCACCGTTTATTTGCTCCGTGGTGTCATCTCACTGCGTTCATCACCGGAATGCCAGGGCGGTGTTCCATCGTCGGCTCCAGATGCGCTGGCGCGCATCCTTCATTGCCTCCCGCCTACTCTCTACAGGGCATCCCGCCCGCAGTTCCTTCCCTATGCCGTGAACCGTGCTTTGACGGACTGGCAACCGCGCGGAGACGCGGCGCGCTGACCTGGCCCATGCCCAGGAGCGCCATTGCGCCGGACGAATGCCCCTCTGGTGGGGCAAGCAACATCGGCGTGCAACTTGTGAAAGACCGGGGCTGGCCCGGTCGATGCCGTGGTGCCCAACTTCCCTGCCGAGCCGCGTACGCGGTTCAAAGAGTTGTTAGAACGAATACTAGCAGTGCTTGTTGTGTATTGCAACAGCACTGCTTTTAATTTGATTTCTGTAGAGGAAAAATTTCAACGCCGCAAGCCACACTTGCGGGTTCCGCAATCAAGCGTTGCGCAAGCATTGCTTGCATTTGCAAAAGCGGAGCTGATCAGGAATACTGGATGTAAATACAGTATTTCGCGAGGACGCGATGACGCCAATACGAAAAACAGCACTGGGCGACCGGTTGCGAGCCGCCCGTAGAAACTGCGAGCTATCTCAAGACGATGTAGCGGAGCTTCTGGGAGTGAAGAGACAGACAGTCTCCGCATGGGAGACCGGACTTACCGTGCCCACAGCATTCCAGGTGGCCGACCTCGCTGCCGCTTATTGCGCTTCAGCACATCAACTTCTGTTTGGGGTGCACTATGAACGCTTGAACGTGAAGGCCCTTTTGCCTGGCACCGGGACCCAAGATGAGCGAGTTACTCCGTGTGTTCCGCCACGCGACGACGAACTGTCGCCGTCTTTGCCGCCTGAGGTGCCGCAGCTTGGCGTTCCGCTGCAGCCTGCAGATGGCGGAGTTGGCTCTCGGCATCGGCCAGCAACTTGGCTTGGATCGATTTTGGGACGCTCCGGTACACCATGATCAGTTGCATCTCGTCTTTGGATAGCTGAGTGAAGTTCAGCGGCTGGTTGCCGCCGCCGGCCACCTCTCCTAGTGAGGATGCTTCACTAGCCAGCCTGGGGCTGAAGTCTGCGATATCGCATCCAAGGCCTTTTGCAAAGCCCCGTGCAGCCTTCAGGCTGATGGCAGCCTTGCCGTTCAGGAAGTGCCCTACAGCCGCTTGGCTGCCGATGTCATAAGCCTGACCGAACTCTGCCTGGGAAACACGGTCTTTGCGTTCTGCCCACAAGGCCTTGAGCTTGCGCGACTCCTCGCGGTGCTCGTCAGTCAGGGTTCTTCGGATCTCATCACTCATAAATAGCGAGGCTAGTAAAACTACCCTAAATCAGCAAAAAGCAGAGCTATTGACATAATTACAAGCACTGCTAGTATGTTGGGTATGCACAACCTCCGACGCATCCGAAAGCATCTCGGAATCTCTCAGAAGGCCTTGGGCGAAGGCATCGGCTGCACGCAAGGCAACGTGTACCACTACGAGAAGGGCCAAACGTTCTCTCCGGAGATGGCCACGAAGCTCATTGCTTTCGCTGCAAGCGGATTCGGTCTTGCCCTGAGCTACGACCACATCTACGGCGCCGCTGCACTGCCTCCGCGAGCAGTTCCTGCCCGGCCCATACAGCCCCCGGAGCAAGGCGATGCATAAGCCGTACCGCTGGGGCGACGTGCCCCCGCCCGCCGTGCAGCGTTTAAGCGACCGTCGCAGGTATCGCGACTCCGAGTTCTTTGTGAACCTGAAGAAGCGGCGCAGGGACGCGGCTAACGCTGATTCGACTCTTCGCGGATGCGGGCCATCTGCTGGGCCTTCATCTCGTCCTGAAGTCTGTCCACCCTCTGGATCCCATCCATGAGTGCGAGGTATGCGTCCTCGAAGGCGCTGGACAGGATCTCCCGCGTGAAGTGGTGGTGTTCCGGCTCGAGCTTCGAAAGGATCGCGGCGGCGAGCGTCGCTGTTGGTCCGATGAGTTCCGTTTTCATGCCTGCCCTCCTGGTGGCGATTGCTGGTGGTGTGACAGCTTTCAGCATAGCCCAGGGAGCGGCGGGCGCCCCTTCCCAGACCCAACCCCAGGAGTAGTCCCGCATGCGTGACACCCACGAAACATTGAGCCGCGCGGAAGCGGCCGTAGTCAAGGCGATCCAGGCGGCCCTGACCAACCTGGACTACGACCAGGCCGAGCGCGTACTGGCGCGTGTCCAGGGCCAACTGGACGAAGAGGCTGGCGCGCCGATGTTCGCGCGCGGCATTGCCGGCCCGCTGGGCAAGCTGGACATCCAGCTCAAGACCAAGGTGGACGAATCCACGGCCGAGCAGTTCCGCCGCAACTGCGTGCTGAAGGGCACGGACACCTCCACGGTGCTGCGCGACGCCATTTACGTGATGACCTGGGAGCGCAGCTATCGGCAGATGGTGGCGGAGAAGTTGATGCATGAGGAGCAGTCTGCCAGCCGGCTGCAGTCGCTCATAGGACCCTTTGGGGCCCCCGAATTCGGAGGGCCCGCCCGATGAACGCGATCACTGCAATTTCCGCCGCCGTGCTGACGATGAGCAGCGAAGAAATCGCCACCTTGGTGGAGTCCCGTCACGACAACGTGAAGACATCCATCGAGCGCCTGGGCGCGCGCGGCGTGATCCAACTCCCTGCATTGCAGGAAGTTCGGAACCGCCTCGGCCAAACCGTGAGCGTCTACCAACTGTGCAAACGCGACAGCTATGTCGTGGTGGCGCAGCTGTCTCCTGAGTTCACCGCGCGTCTGGTTGATCGCTGGCAGGAGCTGGAGGCCCAGGCCGCTCCAGCCGTTCCGCGCACGATGTCTCAGGCGCTGCGCCTGGCCGCTGAACAAGCCGAGCAGATCGAGCAGCAGCAGGCTGCCCTGGCCCTGGCAGCGCCCAAGGCCGAATATGTGGACCGCTACGTGGCCGCCAACGGCGCGAAGGGCTTCCGTCAGGTGGCCAAGCTGCTGGGCGCGAACGAGCACGCATTCCGGGCCTGGCTGCAGGACGAAAAGATCATGTACCGCCTGGGCGGCGAGTGGACTGCGCACCAGTGCCACATCGATGCTGGCCGCTTTGTCGTGAAAACGGGCGTGGCCCAGGCCAACGAGCATGCCTTCAACGCGACGAAGTTCACCCCCAAGGGGGTGAACTGGGTGGCCGGCCTGTGGGGCCAGCACCAGGCCCGCCTGGCGCAGGAGGGTGCGCAGCAATGAGCACGATGATCATGGCGGCCTGCTGGCCGCTGGCAATGTCCCCCGCGCAGAAAGCGGTGCTGATTTCCCTGGCTGACCAGGCCAACGATGACGGCGTGTGCTGGCCCGGCGTTGCGACGATTGCGAAGCGCACCTGCCTGTCCGAGCGCGCGGTGCAGGATGCCATTGCGTGGTTGCAGACGGTCGGCGTGGTGTTCCGTGAGTACCGCATCAACTCGAGCACCAGCTACACCATCACTCCGGCCAACTTCAACCCAGCTGCAGCGCCCGCGAAGCGCAAGCGTGGCACGGGTGCAGATGCCGCACCGGGTGCAAATGGCGCACCCCCCGCAAATGGCGCACCGGGTGCAGACGGCGCACCACCCCCCGCAGATGGCGCACCAGGGGGTGCAAATGGCGCACCTCAACCCCCGCAGATGGCGCACCCCAGGGGTGCAGATGGCGCACCCAAATCATCATTGAACCGTAATAGGAACCGTAAAGGAACCGCCAACGAATCATTCCCGCCGGCTGCGCCGCCGGGCCGCGATGGGGTTGGCGGCCAACCAGACGACGGCGAGACAGCCCTGCAGGCTGCCTGCAAGCTCACCTGGGCGGCCTACAGCCTGGCCTACGAGCAGCGGTACGGCGTCAAGCCGGTGCGCAACCAAGTGGTGAACGCCAACGTGAAGACGCTGGTCAAGCGCTTGGGCTTCGAGGAGGCACCGCTGGTGGCGGCTTGGTACGTGGCCAGCGTGAACGAGGCTTTCGTGGTGAAGAACTCCCACGGCGTCGGCGTGCTGGTGAACCAGGCCGAGAGCTTCCGCACACAGTGGGCCCGTGGACAAGCGGTGACCGGCACGGCTGCGCAGGCAGCGGACAAGACGAGCGCCAACTTCGACGCCATCGAGGAGGCCAAGCGGCTGCTGCGCCAGCGCGGCGGCCGGGGCAACGGGGAGGGCGGCAATGCGTGACGACCTCGACACCAACTGGCTGCTGGAGGAGCTGGGCGCCACTATGGAGCTGAGCGGCCAGCAGGTCCGGCCTGCCGCACTCCTGCTGCTGGTGGAAGACCTTGCCCACATCGACAAGCCTGTGCTGCGCCTGGCCCTGGCCCGCATCCGCGCCGAGCACCGCGGCCCGATCCTGACCGGCACCGTGCTGCAGTACGTGGACCACGCCATGGGCCGCATGCTGCCCGCCGAAGCCTATGGCCTGGCGCTGACCAGTGCTGACCAGCAGGCCACCGTGGTGTGGACCGACGAGATCGCCGAGGCCTGGGCCGTGGCCGCGCCGCTGCTCAGTGCCGGCGACAAGTTCGGCGCGCGGCAGGCCTTCATCGAGGCCTATGGCCGGATCACGGGCGAGGCCCGCGCGCTGCGCCGTCGCCCCGTGGTTCAGGTCAGCCTGGGCCACGACCCCGAAGCGCGCACCCGCGCCGTGCAGGAAGCCATCACGGCAGGCCGGCTGCCGGGCGGGCTGGAGGGCCTGACCGACGACCTGCGCGAGCAGCTGCAGCTGCCTGCCCCGCGCGCAGCACTGGCGCTGCCGGCGCCCGAGACCATGCCCAGCGGCCCGAAGCGCGAGGTGCTGGCCCAGCTGGCCACCCTGCGCGAAGCCTTTGCACTCAAGGCCACGCGCTTCACGCCCGTGCAGGTCCAGGCCCGCGCCGGCCGCATGCGCCTGAGCCAGGCCAAGCGCCGCGCCGCTGCCGCGGTGGCGCAGCACCATCAGGGGAGCCAGTCATGAGCGCCATACACACCTCCGTGGCCCGGGACTACCTGACGCTGCCCTACACCTACACGCTGGCACAGGAGCTGTCGGCCAGCGAACGGCAGCCGCTTCACCAGCGCAAGCGCGATCCCCTGGCTGCTGCAGTCCAGGCCGCAGTGCATGCTGTGGGCTACGCCGTGCCGACGGTGCAGCACTGGCGCGACCTGGCCGACGCCGCGAACCTGTCCGAAACGCTGCTGGGCATGGGCGTCTTCACCGAGCCCGAGGCACAGAGCCTGTTTGCCGATGCCGTGGCGGCCGTCGTGGACCTGGGCCGCAAGCACGGCCACGGCCAGGAGATGCGCCTGAACGCTGTTCAGCTGGGCCACCTGGTCGAGTTCGGCGAGGCCTACGGCCAAGTGCTGGAGGTGATCCCGGCCCGCACCTTCATCCGCGCGCACCGCGCCACCGAACGCCGTCTGCGCGAGCTGCTGGTCAACAGCCACGGCAGCGACACCCATGAATTCATCGTCGTCTGAACACCAATGGCAGCAACAACCAAACAATCTCAGCGCGGCAGCCGTGGCGCACCTCGTCAAGCTGGCCCAACAACCCGGGTGGTGGGAGTACGTCAAGGCCAGGGCCAGGGAGCTGGACAGGGACGAGTCCCGGCTGTTCGTGGACATCGAGCAGCAGGTGGTGCAGCAGCTGCAGGCGCTCGCGTGGCGCCCGCCGCCGCGCGCGTGACGGTGCCGGCTGGCCACCAGGGCCCGATCACCGTGCTGGGCATAGACCCGGGCAAGCACACGGGCCTGGCCTGGATCGTGGATGGCCATCTGCAGGCGCTGGAGGAGATTGCGCCAGCGCAGATCCTGCAGACGCTGCAGGGCAGGGCGCCCACGCTGGTGATCTTCGAGGACAGCCGCAAGGCCCGGAAGACCTGGACCGGCCAGGGCAGCGCCGCGGCGCGGGCCAAGATGGCGCGCAACGTGGGCGAGATCGACGCATGGTGCGTGCTGATCGAGACCCTGTGCGCCAGCCTCGGCATTGCCTGCTTCGGCCTGGCGCCAAGCGCGAAGGCCGGCAGTGCCCACGGCGCCAAGATCGATGCCGCCACCTTCAGCCGCCTGACCGGCTGGGCCGGCCGCAGCAATCAGCACCAGCGTGACGCCGCAATGATCGCGTGGTCCTTCCGGAGGGCCCGGCCATGAAGCGCATCTACATCGCCGGCCCCATGACGGGCCTGCCCGAGTTCAACTACCCGGCCTTCAACCGCGCGGCCGCCATGCTGCGCGCCCAGGGCCACCACGTCGAGAACCCGGCCGAGAACCCCGCGCCACCGTGCGGCAGCTGGGCCGGCTACATGCGCCTGGCGCTGCCGCAGCTCTGCAAGTGCGATGCGGTCTACATGCTGCCCGGCTGGCGCGGCTCCAAGGGCGCACGCGTGGAGCACGGCTTGGCCCTGGATCTGGGCATGGAGGTGAAGGACTTCGACGCCAGCACAGGGGAGGGCGGTGACCATGATTGATTTCCGCCCCGACCTTCCGCGCCGTGGCCAGCGCGGCCCCGTGCGCGCCGCGCCCCAACACCCGCCACTGTGGCGTGGCGCCGCAATGCGCGAGCGCATTGAAGGCCCCGATGTCCTGGGGCGCTACCGCTTCTCCGTCTGGTCGGAAAACCGCTGCTGCCGCCTGGAGCAGTACGGCCCCACGCGTGTATGCGTGATGGGCGACCACGGCTTCCTGGTGCAGGTGGATGTGGAGGGCGACATCCGATGATCCAGAACCGGAGCACCTGGCCCAGCCGCGGCTTCGGCCGCCGGCCCGCCGTCGCACCAGCGCAAGACCGAGAGGAGCGCCTGGCGCAGCGTGCTGCCCGCGCCATGGACAGCGCCCGCGCCACTGCCGGCTTGGCGTGCACCAGCATCGTGGTGATGGGCGCAGCCAGTACAGGCCTGGTCGTGCCCAAGACTGAAATCCTCGAATGTGAGGCCTACCGCCGCGCCGTGGCCGCGCTCCCGTGCATATGGTGCGGCATCTGCGGGTTCTCCCAGCACGCACACCTGAACCTCGGCAAGGGCATGGGCCTGAAGACAGATGACCGCACAGGCTTCCCGCTGTGCTGCGCTCGCCCAGGCATTGAAGGCTGCCACATCCCATATGACCAATACCGCCTCATAGAAGGCGGCCGCGAACAGCACCGCGCCTACGGCCTGGAATGGGGCCGCATCACCCGCCACACCATCCTCGAATCCGGCCAATGGCCACAACGCCTGCCCCTCTGGAGCGAAACCGCATGAACCAAGCCACCACCAGCACCATCCACAAGACAGCCGGCGGCAATCCGGACACTGGCGCGGTCGAGGCCGTGCCCACGCTGACGCAGGTCTATGAAGCGATCCGCCAGTTGTATGAGGCTGGCGAGGAGCCCTCGCGCGACCGCATTCACAAGATGACGGGGCTGAACCTCACCACCGTGGACGACCGCATCAAGGTGCTTCGCGGCGAGGGGATGATCGCGGCGGTGAAGCAGTGTTACCGCCCGGTGCACCAGCATGGGCCCGCGCGGGATGTCGTCATCGTGCACCTCAACGATGGCCGGACCATGGTGGAGATCGGGGAGCATGTGTTGCATCTGATCCGCCCGGAGGCTGCGCGCCTTGGTCAGGGCTTGGCAGGAGTGTCCCTGGAGCACACTGCGCTGGCGCGTGTTACAGAGTTGCAAGATCAGCTGCTGGAGGAGGTCGCGAAGCGGCGGGCTCTCGAACGTGAGGTGAAGGCTTTCAAGATGCAGAGAAGATCAGATCCGCTCCAGCGCGAACTCCAAATTTAAACTTGCAAACTCAGGTGTCACGGGCGGTATGCAAAACTTTGGCATCCTCTTCTAAAGAAGACGGAGAAAGCGTTATTTTTAGCCCGAGCACCTTGAGTAGCTGCGCAACAGTGTGATAGCTCGGGTTGCCATTGCTTCGCAACGATTTATACAACCCTTCGCGGCTAACTCCTATTTCTCTTGATGCTAGGCTCATTTTTCTTTGAGCTTTAAGTACATCGCCAATAGCGCCTAAAAGGAATGCTTCATCCTCCTCAAGGAATTCCTGCAAATAAGCGGCGCACTCCTCTGGGGTATTAAGGAAATCAGAAGCGTCGAATTTTTTAAGCACTTGTCCTTTCTCTATTGTGGACTGCATTGATAGTTCCTAGGGTGTCGACGGAGCAGGAGGCATATGCCCCCTGCCCATTAGAGTGTCTGGGATAGGTTAATAGCGGCATGTATATCTGTTTTTTGAGTATCTTTTGTGCCGGCGCCGAGCAATACGACGACTTTTTTCCCAATGGATTTGCAATAAATGCGGTATCCAGGGCCGAAATGAATGCGCAATTCTGAAACGCCACTGCCTACGGGCTTGCAGTCGCCCCAATTGCCCATCTCCAACATTTTCAATCGCTTCAAAAGCTTGGCTTTTGCTTTATCGCAATCAAGTTGGACGAGGTAGTTCCTGAAGGTCTGTGTTAATTCTAAATCAAGCGTCGTACTCATAGATTATTAAGGGAGGGGGGGATGGGGGGGTGGATTGGTCGCGATCATTGAGTCATCTCCAGTCAAAAAAGAGCTTTAAGTCAGGGAAAGTGTGGCCGTTTGTTAACCACGGTTCACACTATACCTTGGAGCGAGGCCTCGTGCAAGAGGGGCCTGAAAGGCTGAGCAGCCCCTCGCAGAGTTGGGAATTTTCTTTGTCATCCCTAAGACTGCCAGCTATGGCCCAACGTCCTGCCGGCAAGTCCGAGCCTCAAAAGAAACCTGTTCCTAAGAAACCTGCAGCCTCCAAATCGGCCGCAGGCGTGGCCTTGCCCGCCAGCCGCGCGGCGACCAGCGTCCCGGCCGACTGGGAGCGCATCGAGCTGGACTACCGGGCTGGCATCAAGACCCTTCGCCAGATCGCAGAGGAGCACGGCATCACACATGGCGCCATCAACAAGCGCGCCAAGCGTGATGGGTGGGAGCGCGACCTGGGCGTGAAGATCCAGGCGAAGGCCGATGCGTTGGTATCCAAGGCGGCGGTATCCAGCGAGGTATCCACGGATACCAAGGTTCGGGAACGAGCCGTCATCGATGCCAATGCCCAGGCCATAGCCGACGTTCGCCTAGCCCATCGCAGGGACATCCAGAGGGCGCGCCGCGTCACCAACACCCTGTTGGACGAGCTGGAAAAACAGACCGACCCGGATACCTTGCTACTCCTCGGCGACCTGGGCGAGATGCTTCGGCAGCCTGACGACAACGGGCAGGACCGCCTCAACGACCTGTACCACAAGGTCATCAGCCTGTCCGAGCGCTCCAAGACCATGAAGACTCTTGCCGAGAGCCTCCAGAAGCTGGTTGACATGGAGCGCACTGCGTTCGGCATGGACAAGCTTTCCGAGAAAGGCGATGAGCCGGGCGCGCTCAAGCAAATGACCGATGCTGAGCGGGCGGTGCGGCTTGCCGCCATGCTCAACGGCGGCCCAGCCGCGGCGATGGTGCTCGCTACGCTCGCGGCGAAGCGGGGTGAGAAATGACCACGCCCGCGCTGACCACGGCCGATATCCTGGATCTGCTCAAGGGCCTGGACGCGGATACGCGCGCGGAGCTGGACTCCCTGCTGCTGTCTGGCGATGCGCCCATCTGGGTTCCGCAGCCTGGCCCCCAGACCGTGGCCTTCGAGTCCGACGCCGATATCGTCTTCTACGGCGGCGCGGCCGGCGGCGGCAAGACCGATCTGCTGCTGGGCTTGCCGCTGACCAAGCAAAAGCACAGCATCATCTTCCGGCGCCAGTCCGTGCAGCTCACCGGCATCGAAGAGCGCATGACCTCAATTTTGGGCACGCGCGATGGCTACAACAGCCAGGACGGCATCTGGCGGCTGCCGCAGGGCAAGGTCCTGGAGCTGGGCAGCGTGAAGGAGCCGGGCGACTGGATCAAGTACCAGGGCCGCGCGCACGACTTCAAGGGCTTCGATGAGATCACCCACTTCACCGAGTTGCAGTTCCGCTCCCTGATCGGCTGGCTGCGCACCGACGACCCGACCATCCGCCAGCGCGTGGTGTGCGCGGGCAATCCACCTACCGAGCCAGAAGGGGAATGGGTCAAACGCTTCTGGGCGCCGTGGCTGGAGCCTTCGCACCCGAATCCAGCCAAGCCGGGAGAGCTGCGCTGGTTCGTGACCAACGAGAAGGGCGAGGATCAGGAGGTGCCTGGCCCCGAGCCGGTGATGGTCGGGCCCGACCTGATGACGCCCAAGAGCAGGACGTTCATCCCCTCCAGCGTGAACGACAACCTATTCCTGCTGTCCACGGGCTACAAGGCCACGCTGCAGTCCCTGCCCGAGCCGCTGCGCAGCAAGATGCTGAACGGCGACTTCAACGCGGGCAGCGCGGACCCGGCCTGGCAGGTGATTCCCACTGAGTGGGTGAAGGCGGCGCAGGCCCGGTGGAAGGCACGCGAAGCCAAGGGCGGCATGACGGCTCTGGGCCTGGACCCGGCGCGCGGCGGCATCGACAAGACCTCGGCGGCGCGGCGCCACGGCGCATGGTTCGATGAGCTGATCACCGTGCCGGGCGCGGTCACCAAGGACGGCCCGACCACGGCGGGCTTTGTCACGCCTCTGGTGCGCGACGGTGCGTGCATCTGCGTGGACAGCATCGGCATCGGCTCCAGCGCGCTGGATTTCATCGTGGGCCTGAACCTGCTGGTGCTCGCAGTCAACGGCTCGGAAACGTCCAACGCCATGACCAAGGCCGGCAATCTGCGCTTCCGGAACCGGCGCGCGGAAATGTACTGGCTGCTGCGCGAGGCCTTGGACCCGACGAACCCCAACCCTATCGCGCTGCCGCCAGACCCCGAGCTGCTGGCCGACCTGACCGCCGTTCGCTACAAGGTCGTGACCCTCGGCCGGGTCGCGGCGATCCAGATGCTTTCCAAGGACGACATCCGCAAGGCGCTAGGCCGCTCCCCTGACAAGGGCGATGCGGTGGCAATGACCTTTGTCCAGGGCATTCCTGAGCCCGGCAGCAAGCGGCACGAATACGAAGAACCCGAAGAGACCGATTGGAGGCTCAATTGATCAACACCAGCACGATGGACGTGGACTCGCCCGAATCCGAGGGCTCTCTGGACGCCGGGGATGATGATCTGCGCATGGGTGAGGGCGAAGTGACGCTCCACGAATACACGGAATGGCTGCGCGAGATGGATGAGGAGCCGCCATGGCGCATCGCGGCGGACAAGGAGATGGACTATGCCGACGGCAAGCAGCTGGACACCGAGCTGCTGAACGCTATGAAGGAGCAGGGCATTCCGCCGGCCATTGAGGATCGCATCGGGCCCACACTGCGCGCGCTCACGGGCTACGAGCAGACCACGCGCACGGACTGGCGCGTCACGGCCAATGGCCAGACGGGCAGCAAGGACGTGGCCGACGCGCTCAACGTCGAGCTGAACGAGGCCGAGCGCGAGTCCCATGCCGACAATGCCTGCAGCGATGCCTTCCGGCCCCAGGCCGCCGTGGGCTTTGGCTGCGTGGGGGTGCAGCGCGTGAGCGACCCCACGCAATACCGCTACAAATGCGCGGTCGTGCGGCGCAGCGAGGTGCGCTGGGATTGGACGGCCGAGGAATGGGATCTCAGCGACGCACGTTATTTCAAGCGGGACAAGTGGCTGCATCCCGAGCGCATCGCACGCTCATTTCCGCAGGCGCGCGAACTGATCCTGTCCTGTGGCCGCAATGGCGCGACCTGGTGGCAGCAGGGCTACCCGGGCCGGCTGGCCAATCAGGGCGGCAGCACCACGGGCCTGACCAATGCGGGCCAGGATGCACGCGGCTGGACGGTGGAGGAGGCGCGGTGGTACGACCGCACGAACAAGCAGCTGTGCCTGACCGAGCTTTGGTATCGGCGCTGGGTGGAAGTGGTGCTGATCGAGTCGCCAGACGGCCGGGTGGTCGAGTACGACGCGGGCAACCAGGCCCACAACTACGGCCTGGCCACGGGTATGACCAAGGCATTCAAGGCCATCGTGGCCAAGGTGCGCCGCAGCTACTGGCTCGGACCGCACAAGCTGCACGACAGCCCCACGCCATACCCGCACAGCCACTTCCCCTACGTGATCTTCTGGGGCTTCCGCGAGGATTCCACGCGCGTTCCCTATGGCTACGTGCGCGGGCTGATCTACCAGCAGGACAGTTTGAACAGCGGCACGGCGCTCATGCGCTGGGGGCTGTCCGCCTACCGCGTCGAGAACACCAAGGGCGCGACGGATATGCCGGATGCGGTCCTGCGGCGCACCATCGGCCGCCGCAACGCCCATGTGGTGCTGAACCAGGAGCACATGGCCAAGCAGGGCGCTCGCTTCGAGGTGAAGCGGGATGTTCAGCTCACCGAGCAGCAGCACCAGCTTATGAACGACTGCCGCGCGGTCTTCGAGCAGCTGTCCGCGGCGCCGGCTGCCTTCACGGGCCAGCGCGGCAACGCGACCAGCGGCCTGCAGGAGCGCACTCAGCTGGAGCAGGCCAACCAGGCGCTGGGCGAGATCATGGGCAACTTCCGCCGCGCGCGCACGCTGATGGGGGAGATGCTGCTGTCCATGATCGTCCAGGACCTCGGCGCCAAGGAGAAGACGGTGATCATCGAGGGCGATGCCGTCACCGAGGATCGTTCGGTGGTGCTCAACAAGATCGAGACCGACCCGGCCGGCTACACCTACCTGAGCAACGATGTGCAGCGCACCCTGCTGAAGGTTCAACTCGAGGAAGTGCCCAGCACGCCGGGCTACCGCTCGCAGCAGCTGTATGCGATGCAGGAGGTCATCAAGACCATGCCGCCTCAGTTCCAGCAGGCCGCCATGCCCTACATGGTTGCGCTCATGGACACGCCCTACAAGCGCGAGATCATCGAGGCCCTGCGCGCGGCCGGCTCCCAGGAGAGCCCGGAGCAGGTCGAGCAACGGATTCAGCAGGAGGTGCAGGCCGCACTGGCCAAGGCCGGGCACGACCTCAAGACGCGCGAGCTGGAGATGAAGGAGCGCCTGACGGACGCCCAGATCAAGAAGGTGATGGCCGACGCTGTACAGGTGGGCGTGCAGGCCGCCTTCTCGGCGATGCAGGGCGGCGCCCAGGTCGCAATGAACCCGGCCATCGCGCCTATCGCGGACGCCATCATGCAGGGCGCGGGCTATCAGAAGCCGAATCCTGGTGGCGACGATCCAGACTTCCCGGTGCCCAGCGCGGCGGCCGGCGGACCAGCGCCGCAGTCTGGTGGCCCAGGCGTGGCCGGCGACATTGGCCAGGTGCGCGAGAACACCAGCCCCGCATTCCCGCCGATCCCTCAGGAGCCGGCGCGCGGCATGCAGGGCATCGAAACCGCCTCACCCGACGACAACCTGCCGCAGGGCGGCTGATTCCTTTGGCTTCGGCCAGCGCCGCCTTCGGGCGGCGTTTTCATTGCCGCTCTGTCTAGGGTTGGTCTTTCCTCCCCCGCTTTTTGACACTGCTTCCAAGCCGCGGCGCATGTCGCTGTGGCGATGACTGCGGCGCTTCGGCGCTGCGGATTCAAGAGCAGATGGCGCGGCGCCCAGGCGCTGCTCCGGATTGCTGGCCCATGCGGCCACGGCGATATGTGGCGGGACAGGCATGACGACATCACAACAGGATTCTTTGGATAGCGCGGGCGGCGAACTGTCGGCCGATCAGTTGACCCAGATGCTCAACGCTGGGTTGCATGGCGATACCTCGGCTGTGTCCGAGGAACCCGGCGGCGCGCCAGCGACCGCCACTGATCCGGCAAGCACTCCTGCTGCACCCGCTGTGGAAGCGGTAGCGAAGCCCGGGGGCGATGCTGCGCCGGCCGAGCCAGACCCGGCAAATGCCGTGGTGCTGGCCAAGGATGGCAAGCACACCATCCCCTACGAGAAGTTGGAACAGGCACGCCAGGGCGAACAGCGCTGGAAGTCTGAGGCCGAGCGCGAGACCGCCCGCGCCGCAGCAGCAGAGGCCGCCCTGGCCGAGCTGCAGGCGCAGGCGGGCCAACGCGCTGCCGATGGCAAGGCCCCGACCGAGACGGACAAGCTGGCGGCGCAGGCAGGCGCGGCCATCGAAGCTGGCGCAGATCCGGAGCTGTTCGGCGACTACTCGGAAGAAGGGCTGCGCGCCGGCCTGCTGAAGCTGCACGCGGCCACCCGCGAGCAGCTGAAGGCAGAGCTGAAGGCGGAACTGCAGGCCGAGGTCGAGCGCGAGCTGGCTCCGCTGCGTCAGCACCGCCAGGCCTCGGCCGAAGAAGTGCACTCGAACGCCATCTACGCGGCACACCCCGACGTGGATTCCATCGCCCAGAGCGCGGAGTTTGACGCATGGCTCAAGGCCATGCCCAGCTACGCGCAAAGCGCCGCTCGCGGTGTGCTGGACGGCGGCAGCACCGAGCAGGTGATCGAGCTCTTCAAGGACTACAAGGCCGCGACTGCCGCTTCCGCCGCGCCCGCTCCAAAGGATCCCCCGAACGACCCGGCCAAGGCCGCCAAGGAAAAGCTGGCGGCCCTCGCAGTGCCCGTGCCCAACAGCCTCTCGGACATCCCGGGCGGCCGTCCAGGCGGCGGGTCGCTGTTCGAGCGGCTGGATTCGCTCGAAGGCATGGAGCTCTTCAACGCGATGGCCGACCTCACGGAGGAGCAGCGCGAAGGGTTCCTCAACCGAAAAACCTGAACTGAGCGAGTACTGACATGACCAAGACCGCGATGTCGGCCAGCGACAAGCAAAAGCTGGTGCAACAAGCCGTTGGCGTTTTCACTGCGACGCAGAAGCGCCATTCCAACATCAACCGCCTGACTGGCAAATTCCCGAAGATCGATACAGCCGCTAGCTCGATTGCCAACCAAACGAGCAACACCATGCCCATCGTCCAGACCATGGACATGGGCAAGGGCAAGGGCGACGAATTGAAGTTCAACTTCGTCAACCCCGTGGGCGGCATCCCCATCATGGGCGGCGAGTACGCTGCTGGTCGCGGTGAGGGCGTGAGCCTGTCCGAGGACCGCCTGCGTGTGAACCAGGCCCGCTTCCCGCTGGACCTGGGCGGCGTGATGGACGAAGTGCGCAGCCCCGTGGATATCTACCGCCTGGCCAAGCCGCTGCTGCAAAGCGCCATGGACAACTACGAGGATCAGTTGTCGCTGGTGCACATGGCCGGCGCGCGCGGCTTCGAGGACAACATCACCTGGCGCATCCCCCTCGCGGCGGATCCACGCTTCAACAAGGTGGTGGTGAACCGCGTGAAGGCTCCGACCAAGAACCGCCACTTCATCGTGGACGGGGATTCGGTCCAGCGCTTCAAGGTGAATGGCGGCGAGGTGGACCTGACCACGGCCGACATCATGAAGATGTCCAACGTGGATGCCATCCGCAGCTTCCTCGGCCAGATGGTGCTGCCGCCGCCGCCCGTGGAGTTCGACGGCGACGAGATGGCCAAGGACAGCCCGTTCCGTGTTCTGCTGGTGTCAGATGCCCAGTACGAGAAGTTCGCCACCGACCCGAACTTCCGCAACTACCAGGCCCAAGCTCTGGCCCGCGCCCGCAACGCCAAGGATCACCCGCTGTTCCGCAACCCCGAAGTTGCGCTGTGGAGCGGTGTGCTCATCGTCAAGATGCCCAAGCCCATCCGCTTCTTCGCGGGCGACGAGATCAAGTACTGCACCCAGTTCGACAGCGAGACCGAGGCCGGCGTGATCGTGCCCCAGTCGTTCGGCGAGACCTTCGCAGTGGATCGCGCCATCCTGCTGGGCGGCCAGGCCCTGGCCAAGGGCTACGCCAAGAGCCGTCACAACGGACTGCCGTACTTCTGGAAGGAGCAGGACGACGACTTCGAGGACAAGCTCGAAGCGATGATCGGCGGCATCCTGGGCGCCTCCAAGATCCGCTTCGCCGTGAACATGGGTGATCGGGTCGAGTTCACCGACCACGGCGCCACCGTGATCGACACCGTGGTGCCGATCTTCGGTCGCAGCCTGTAAGGCCTGGGGCAGGGGGCGCGGCCCCCTGTCTCGCTTCCTGAACTTCCAAAGGAGCCAATCATGGCAAAGATCAAAATCCTCGGCGCCGACCGCAACCAGTTCGGCGGCGCCCGTCCCTATGGCAATGTGACCACCATCCGCAGCGTGCTGGAAACGGGCGCCACGGGCATCCCGGTGCGCTCCAACGCCATCGCGGCGCTGGCCGTCAACGATGTCGTACAGATCAACACGCTGCAACCCGGCTTTCTGGTCGAGGCGGTGTCGCTGATCGTGTCCAACGGCTTCGGCGCAGGCGTCACGGCCTCGCTGGGCTTTGAATACACCGACGGGGTGGACCGGCCCGAGTTGCCCCAGGCTGCCAACTACTTCGGCGCGGGCATCGACCTGGCCACCGTGGCCAACCTGCGCCTGAACCTGACCAAGAAGCTGGCCAAGTTCCCCGCTGGCGTGACGCTGCTGCTGACCATCACTGGCGCGGCCGTCGCCGAAGCGGGCTACCTGGATCTCATCGTCCACGGCGAAGGCCTGGGCGCGGACTGACCCCGCCGCGCGGCCACAAAGGGGCGGCGACGCCTCTTTCCGCGCTGGCATGAACCGCTGAGGCTCATGATGAACCAAGAAACCAAAGTCGCGGTCCAGTACATCGGGCGCCGCCCCTCGTACATCGACCGCCTGTATGGCACCGGCCTGTCGTTCGACGCAGAGCAGGTGCGCGGCCTGCCCGCATCCATCGCCAAGAACTTCCTGCGCCATGGCGACTTGTTCCAGCGCGCGGCCGTGGTCGAGGAGGCCGGCGCGGGCCAGGGTGGCCAGCAGGCACCCAGCACGCCCCCGGACGATACGGCTGCTCAGCTTGCCGAGGCACAGCGCCTGCAGGATGAGCAGCGCGCCAAGGATTTGCGCCGGCAAGAGCTGCTGGACCAGGTCTCCAACATGGACAAGGAAGGGCTGCAGGTGTTCGCCAAGGACACCTACAACCAGGTGGTGCCCAAGACCATGACCCTGGAGAACATGCGCGCCAAGGTGTTCGCCTTCATTGACGAGTACGGCGCGGTATGAACGTTCAGCAGCTGGTGGAACAGTTCCGGGTGGACTCCCTCGACCGGGAGCAACCCTATCTGTGGGGCGAGCCCGAGGTGCTGGCCTGGCTCAATGAAGCCCAGGCCGAAGCTGCGGTGCGTGGCCGCCTGCTGCTGGACGACTCGACGCCTGCCGTGTGCGAAGTCGCCGTCGCGGCCGGCGCGGCCAGCCACCAGCTGCACCCCAAGGTCTACGAGATATCGCATCTGCGATTCGTGAGCGCGGCGACATCGCAAGCTCGCGGGCTGGACCTCGTTTCGCGCGAGTTTCTGGATTCCAAACATCCGCACTGGCGCGATCACGGGCCAGGCGAGCCACGCTTCGCCATCCAAACCGAGACGCGGCTACGACTGGTGCCAGCGCCGCGCGAGGCGGGGACACTGAAGTTGGAAGCCTATCGGCTGCCCCTCAAGCAGCTGACTCACTGCAACGACAAGCCCGAGATACACGAGGCTCACCACGCCTACCTCGTGCACTGGGCACTGCATCGCGCTTTCGGCCTCCCGGACTCCGATGGTTTCGACCCCTCGCGGTCGGCCACCTCCCTGGGGGAGTTCGAAGCCTACTTCGGCGCCCGACCCGATGCCGATCTGCGCCGTGCGACCCGTCATGACGAGCCCCAGGTGACCGTGGTCCATACCCTGTGAGAGCAGGAGGAGAAGAGCATGCGAGGATTCGATCCCGAGAAAATGAAGCAGGCCAGGGCTGAAGCGCTGGCCAACCAGCCCCGTCTGGGGTTCCGGCCACGCGGCAGCGAGCAGGAGCGGGGCCAGCCAGGGCCTGGCCTCGGCTTCGGCCCCACATCGGTGCTGGAGGCGCAGAGGGCCCAGGCCCAGAACCAGGCCCCCGATACCATCCCCGGCATGTTCAAGCCGGGCGAGTTCGTTCTGCCGCCCGACACCGTGCACGCCATGGGCGGCGCTGGCGCGCTGCAGGCCGCCGTCGATGCCACCCACACACCAGCGCCCGAGCAGGCATTCGTGCCGCGTGGCTTCAAGCCCAAGGTGTTCTTTGCCAACGGTGGGCGGCCTGAAGACCAGATCCCTCTGGGCGGCCAACGTGCGGCGCCTGCTCCCGACGGCTCCCAGGACAACCCGATGAATTCGGAGCTGGGCCGGAACGTGAGCAACACCCTCAATGCGCTGGGCGGCGGCGCGGCCGGCGCATCTGGCGCTGTGGCGCGCGCGGTGGACGCCGGCATTGGCGCCAATACTGCGCTGGGTGCTGGGCGCGCGGCTGGAATTGCGAGCCGGGCTTCGTCTGCAGCGGCTCCCCTTGGCGTGCCCGCCGCCAGCGCAGTGGGCCTCGGCGCGGCCTATGAGGCCGACCGGCCCGTGGGCGGACTGGCTTCCTATCGTGCCAACAACTCGCCAACCTCTGCTGCAGCTCCCGCAGCCAGCGGCGCCACTGGCACAGGCCTGGCCGGCTCCGGTGCGCCAGGGTCAGCAATGGGCCCGCCCAGTTCGGCCGCGCCACAGGAAATCCAGCCCGGGATCTTCCGGCAGGGCAACAGCTTCGCCGACAGCGCACAGAGCGCGGCGCTCGGCGCCCAGCCGCGCGGCTTGCCCTCCCGGCAAAACGACCTGGCCGCCCAGAACCTGGCCGCGCAATCGACAGCGCGCGGTTTCACTCCGGGTCAGCGCACCGAGGTCGAGCAGCCCCGCCTGGGCTTCCCAGGCTTCCGTGCACCAACCGTCGCCCACTCCGGCAACGACTGGCAGGCACGCAAAGACCTCCAGAACCTGGAAACCGGCGCGAGCAGCATCATGAACCGGCCCGAGTTCGCCGCAGCAGGCATGGCCCGCTTCCGTGGCGGTGGCGCTCAGTCCGGCCCGCCGCCGGCAGTGGCCGCCTACCAGGCCGCCCTGCAGACCGACTCGGCGCTGCGCCAGGCCCAGCCAGGACTGGACGCCGAGACCATGCGCCAGAACGCGGGGCTCATGCGTGAAGACATGCAGCAAGCCGGCGGCCTGCAGCGTGAGGCCATGCAGCAGGCCGGGGAAACCGGGCGCACAGGCATGCGCGTGGGCATCGAGCAGCAGCGCCTGCAGGGCGAGGCAGAAGCGCGCGGCTTCAAGACCCGGGCCCAACGTCAGGAAGAGCAGCTGCGCAATACGCTCCTCGACCCCAATGCAACGCCCCAGCAGAAGCAGCAGGCTCAGCAGTCCATGCGCGCGATTCGGGGAGATGCCGATCCGTCGCCCTGGAAGGTCACGGTCACCCCCGCGATCAAGAATGCAGACGGGTCAACAACCCAGGGCAGCGTAATCCGGCACAACGCTGTCACGGGTGAGGTGCAGCAGGTGGAGGGTGCTGGAGCGCGGAAGCCTCTCAAGGAAAACCCGGCAGCCATGGCGATCGTCAACGATGCATCCCTTACGCTCGACCAGCGCACCGCGCGTCTACGCGAACTGGGATACAGCTAGTTGCGTGGCTGGTATGGAGGGGCGCCCTTGAGCGCCTCCTCAATCTCACTTCGTTGGCTTGCCGGTGGCACAACGGTGGAGACGCCGTCAAGCCACTTGGTGTCTTCCTTGCTGGAGGCTTTGAACTCGCTCATCGTGCGTATCACCGTGTCGGTGGCGCCCTTGATGATCGCGTTCTCCCGGCCCTTGTCCTGCGTCACCCAGGCCCAGAAGTCCTTCCGGGCAAACAGCGCATCGGCGTCCGGGTGCGCGGCGTAGATCCGCCGGTAATGACCTTCCAGCCGCAACAGGTCAGCATCGGTCTTGACGGCCGGGTGCTGCGCGCGAATCTCCGCTGACAGCGGATACCGCTCGCACATGTCCGTCGGGCCTGCGCTCGGTGTGTACAGGCAGCCGCACGCGCGCATGATCATCCCAGCCGCTGGCTGCCAGGACGTGTCGCGCGCCTTGTCCAGCGTGCATTGCTCTGGAGACTTCGGGCCCAGCAGGCCACGGCCTGAGCCGCGGCGGACTTCGAAGAACTTGTCTGGGTGCTGCTGGGCACACAGGTTCAGCGCGGCAGCATGGGCTGGCGCGTTCTTCACGCCAGGCAGTTTGTCCAGCAGGCAGGTGGCGTAGTCGGCGGCCAGTGCAGGACCTGCGACGCAGAGACCGGCGGCGAGGAAGAGAGCACGCAGGATCATCTGGTCTTCTCGTCGATGATCTCTTCCAGCACCTGCACCGCTCCCCGGATTCGCGCGAGGGCTGTCAGGAGTTCAGCCTTCTTCTCTTCGACGGCCCGCAGTTCGTCCTCGATACGAATGGCGTTTTCACGCAGTTCACGCGCGCGCTGGCGATACCGTTCGATCAATTCTGGGGATGCGTCGGGGGAAGCGTCGGGGGATGTGTTCTCGCTCATAAGGGCCTCCTGAGCGGAAATGTAGCAGGGCGTGCGACGAGCCCTGCAGGGCTCAATGTCCAGCTTCTCGCAGCATCTCTTCAAGCACGTCGATGCGGCCCTCGATCCGGCGCAAGTCCAGCTCGAGGTCGGGGTCCTTGGCTTCGGATGCCTGCAGCTGCGCCTCTGCAAAAGCCTTCTTCGCTCGAAGGAGGTCCAGCATGTCTTCCATCGCTCTGATGTCTGGGCTACTCATAGGCAAAACCTCCTGGCGGCAATGTAGCAGTAGGTAGGATGTATCGGGTGCGAGGGATTGAAACGCAGGGAAAAGCAGGGATCAGTGGAGTGGCAGTGATGAAGGAGCGCTGGATGGGGATCGAGCACGTTGACAGTAACCGGATCTTGCAATTGCTTCCATAGGGCTGTATATTCATACAGTCCATCCGGCTTTATTTCCTGTAGCATTGAGTTACAGGAGGCGCCGATGGATCGGAGTAAGCAGAAAGAAGAGTTCCAACATGCGTATTTGTGCGCACTTGCCGCACAAGCTGGCCTTAACCGTGGAGAGTTTCGGGTAGATGATGACAGTGTTGACGTAACTTTTCAAACCAAAGGCTACGTTGGAACGCCTGTTAGAAGTCCGGCAATTCAACTCCAAATGAAGTGCACTTCTCAGAAATTGATTAGTAATGGAGTCATCAAGTTTCCGCTTTCTCGGAAAAATTATGACGATCTCCGTGGGGAGAATTTGGCGTTCCCGCGTTACCTCGCTGTATTGGTTGTGCCTTCGACTCCAAGTTTGTGGATAGCGCACCGAAAGAAACACATGGCACTAAACAATTGCTGTTATTGGGTGTCGTTGAGGCATGCTCCAGAAGTAAATAACAGTACAACCGTAACGGTTGATGTCCCATTAAAGCAAAGGTTAACTAACCACGTTTTGAGGCAGATGATGGATGCTGCCAGCAGGCTGGAGGGTTTATGAAGAAAGCCCATAGCCAAATAATAGCTGAGCTTAAAATTGATCAAATAGAATCTTATCTAAAGAAGACTGGTTGGAGACTTGATGGTCAACTTAGAACTGTTGCGACTATATGGCATCGTGAGGAAAACTTTGAAGCAGAGGTGTTGCTGCCGTTTAGCGATGGAATAAAAGACTATCTTCCCCGTATGCAAGATGCGATTAGAGCAATTGCAAATTACGAGAAGAGGGAGCTAGGTGATATCTTCAATGATATTCTTAACATGTTCTCGAGCGTCATAGCTGTGCGTGTTATTGGCTCCGATACCGCTGGTGGAACTATTCCGATCAATGATGGCGTCCTATTGATTGAGAATGCTAAAGACATGCTTATGTCGGCAGCAATGGCTATGTTCTCGAAGAGAAGGATTTTTTCAGGAAAGCCACCCAAGAATGCCGCCTCTTATATCGAATCATTGCTTCTTGGACAGACGGAGGTAGGGAGTTATGTTGTAAATGTCCTTGTCCCACAGGAAAATTCGCCCTCACAAAGCGCTCTGGAAGGCGCTGAGCCTGTGGAAGGCGTAGCACTTAGCTTGGCGCATAGTTTGGAAGCGCTACTCGTCGCGGGCGAAAAGTATGACAAATCAGGGAAGATCACTGAGTTCGACGCAGCAGTTCGTTCCGGGGTTAGTGCAAATCTCTGCGATGCGTTAATGGGATTCAGCGGCCAAAGTCAGCAAAGGAATTTTGAGATAAAAATTTCTGGTGCGGCTGGTCCTTGGTTTGATGGAGAGACAAAGGTATTTTCGTTCGACATAGACAACGTCCGGGTACTTAAAGTGGCTTCTGGCTATTACAGGGATGATTACATATTGAATCGTAGGCTTGTGAGAGGGTTCGTTCGAAAGCTCCATCGCGATAAAGGTGCAGATTTTGGAAAAGTTTCGGTTGAAGCACGCATCAATGAATCTGATAGAAGCATTCAGATTGAATTGGATGCAAAAGAATATCATGACGCAGTTACGGCTCACGATAAGCAAATGTGGATTGAGTGCTTGGGTGACGTGCATGTTAAGGGGCGTATGGCAAGGCTTTTGAATCATTCCGGATTCAGAATTTTGGCCTCAGGAGAATTGCTTTAAAGTAGTGCTGACCCCCGTTTAATGGTATTTCGTCAACCTACTTAGACTGGTCATCGCTGGTGAGGGCATGAGCGGGGGCTGTGTGCATATAAATTTCTATGACATCTATAGAGATTAAGTGCGTGCTCGCTCATCCGACTCTTTATTGTCCGATGGGCGAGAATGGAACGGACACCAAAAATTAAGGAGGCGCTCTTAGCGCGCCGTTGACTGCTTTCCGACCAGCTCATTGATGCATGATTTCACCTGCTGGACGACAGCGGCGCCTTTTTTCATCTGTCCAGAAAAGATGCTGGAGGACATATCCTTCTCGGTAAAGCCGACCCAGATTGTTTTGCCGTCGAGGATTGATGCGATTGCTGTGATGGCGGATGCGCCATCTACCGCGAACAGGTGGTAGGGCGGCGCATCGCCGGGAACAATCTTCCCGTTCAATGGAGCCAGAGGTGTGCCGCCTTCTATGCGTATCCATGCGACTTGATCACCAACCATTCTGGTCACCATCTTGCCCTTCTCCATGCCTGTGATCTGGTGACCTGCCTTTACCATGCCTGGCGCGTCCACATGAATTGCCACTGAGCCTGCGATTTGATCCGCCTCCAGCGTCGTGCCGGGTTTGATTGCAGCGCCGTTGAAGCTGACGCCGCACGAGGTGACCACGCCTTTAGGTGCAAGCATCGTTGCTTGCATCTCAAACTCCATTGGCGAGACTGCCTGTGAATGGGCGCTCGATCCCAGCAGCCATGAAGCCGCTGTCAAAAGTGTGATGGCGTAGTTCATTGGAGTCCTCCTGGCGGGACTCTACCAGTGCACCCTGTGCCTATCTGTGCCCCCGCCCAGGGTTCGCGCGATCTCGCCCCGGTGCTGACACTGGGGCATGGCACATCTTCCCATCCTCATCCTCTCTGGTGCGCTGGTCCTGGCGCTTGTCTTGGTCTGCGTGGCCCTGAGCGCGGCGCATCGTGCGAGGGCTGCGGCGCGGCGGGCTGAAGCGGGCGCGCGGCCTTCCGACACCGACCTGGCCTATGTGCGCGACGTGCTGCTGCTCGCGCGCCGTGAGTTCGACTTCCACGGCGGATGTGTGGCCACCGACCGGCCTGACTTACCCCTATCGCCCGACACCAGCTGGACCGTCGATTTCTCCAGGGCGCGTGCTGCTATCGATATCGCCATGGACCTGCTTGATCGCGCGGCGACTGATGCTTGCAGTGTCGATTCAAGCGATTCCTCCATGCTGAGCACTCCACTCTCCACCCGTTCCAAATACACGCCGCCAGCCGCGGGCGCGGATGGTTCGGGCGACTTGGACTCCTCCCCCGGCTAGGGTTCGACCACTCGACTCCTCGCGGAGAGAGTGGGGGGATGAGTGAAATCAATGACATCCTCAAAGGCGCTCCTGCATACAAGCCAGGCGCCACGACGGTAGACGCTCCCGCTCCTTCAGACGTATCTGGTAAGTCTGAAATTGAGGATGCACTGAAGGACGCGCCTACCACCAGCCGTGGTGCGACTGGATGGGCGCGTGACGCGGCTGCGTGGGTCACCAAGGGCGCCGTGGCCGTGCCCGAAGCTGTGGTCGGTCTGGCCGACATCGCCACGGGTGGGCGCGCGGGCAAGTTCCTCGAGAACGAGGGTGGTGCTGTTGGATTCCGGCCCAAGCAGGCGCGCGAGGCAATCAACGAATGGCACTCTGACGCCACCAAGGAAGCCCAGCGCAAATTCCAGGAGGCCGAGGGCCTGGGCGGCAAGTTCAAGGCCGCCGTTGAAAACCCGTCCAACATCGTCGGCGCGGTCGTTGAATCGCTGCCGGCCATGGGTGCGGGCGGCGTGGCGGCGCGCGCACTGGGTGCGGCCACGCGGCTGGGCCAGGCTGGCGCGAAGGGCGCTGCAGCTGCTGGTGCGCTGGGCGAGGGCGTCGTGGGCGCGGGCTCTGCGGCCGAGCAGATCCGCCAGGAAACCGATGACGGGTTGCTCTCGCCGGGCCAGGCCGCGGCGGCGGCCGCCACGGGCGCAGCCACGGCCGGCTTCGGATATGCCGGTGGCCGCTTGGCGCAGCGCCTGGGCATCGGTGATGCCGAGACCATGCTTGCCCAGGGCAACAAGGGCATTGCCAAGCAGTTCGCCGATGACGCGGCCACGGCGGCCACGAATCCTCTGCTGCAGCAGCGCGCGGTCAAGAGCATTCCGCGCCAGGTGATCGAAGGGTCCATCTCCGAAGGTTTCCTCGAGGAGCTGCCTCAGTCGGTGGCAGAGCAGATCTTCCAGAACCTGGCGTTGGGTAAAGACTGGTCCCAGGACGTGGACACGGCGGTGGTGCTGGGCACGCTGTCGGGCGCGGCCATGGGCGGCGGCGCGGCGGGGTATCGTGCGGCGCGCGAGCCACGTGCGGGCGCGGCCGAGGCCGGCCAGGCAGCTGATGCTGGGCCTGAGCAACCCGGCGCCGAGCCAGCAGGCCTGCCAGATGTTGCAACCTACGGCGCCGCCATCGACCAGATGGTGCGGCCTGAAAACCAGCAGCAGTACCGAGATGCACTGGCACGCGCTCAGGATGAATCCCTGTCCCCCGAAGAGCGCAAAGCCGCAGCGGATTCGCTGCACCAGGCGTTCAGCCCGGATCTGTTCCAGCAGGACAGCGAGAGCCAACCCGCTGGCGAAACGCCTTCTGGCCTGTCGAAGGTGCGCGATGAATTCATGCGGCAACTGGCTGTCCAGCAAGAACCGGTCATCGATGAAGGACGGCTGCGTGAGCAGGGAATCACGCCTGCGCCGCAACTCGATGCCGCACGCATAGACGCTGCCGTCGGTGAACTACGCCCGTCCGAGGCCATGGGCCTGGACCCTGCTGCCGGATCCCTGTCCGCAGCTGCTGCCATTGCCGTGGACTCCGGCGCGGCGGCGCAGACCCAGCAGGCCAGTGCCATGGCCCAGGCCGCTGAGGAAGCGGCACGCGCGCCAACCAAGAAGAAGGCCTCCGAGCGCCAGGTCACTGCAGACCCTGCCACCGGCGAGATCCAGGGCGGGGCCCTGGCCACCTGGACCGATGAAGACCTGTCGAATGCATTCCGTTCTGCGCAGGCCAAAGAGGTGCGTACCCCGTTGGCCCTGGAGCTGCAACGTCGCCGTGCCGAGCGCGAGAAACAGGGCCGCGGTGCCGCTCCATCCCCCGCCACCATTTCCACCCCCCAGCAAGGAAGCATCGATGGCACACAAGCCGATCAAGCCCAGCCGCCGCGCGCGGAATCTTCGCAGGCAGCAGGAGCGCAGGGAGCGCCGGTTGCAGGTCCTGCAGCTGCGCAGGGGCTGACCAATGGCACCACCTCGTCTCAGCACGATGGCGCGCAAGCAGGTGCAGCGCCAGGCCCGCAGGCTCAAGCGCCAGTCCAAACCCCTGCCCAGCGCATCGACGCCGGCCGCGCGGCCTGGGCCAGCATGCCCACCGCAGAGCGCAAGGCCCTGGCCAAGCGTGTGGGCGGTGTAAACGCTGCCATCAAAGGAAGTCTCCACGGCGCGCGCTGGGAGAACCTGAATGCGGAGCTGCAGCTCCGTCTTGCTGACGCCATGCAACCGCAAGGAGCAACCAATGATTCAACCGCACCTGCAGTACGGCTGGCAGATGAACGCCCAGCAGGCCCTGCGGCTGCTGCGGAGGCTGGGGGCGGTGAGCCGGCAGGACGCGCGCCAGATGCGCAGTCTGCTGGGCCGCGAGGGGGAGGTGCCGGACAGCCTGCTGCCGGCATGCAACCTGCTGTACCTGGCCGAAGTGGCGCCAGCGAACAGGCTGCCGACGTAGAGCCTGCTGCAGCACAGGCGCCCACGGCGGGCCAGCAGCAGGCCGTGGCCATCGCACAGCAGGGCAGCGAGGCGCGGCGCGCTCAGCTGCTGGCCGCCAGCGAGCGCTGGACCAGCATGCCGGCGGCCGAGCGCCAGGCTGTGGCCAAGGCGGCGAAGGGGCTGAGCGCCCCGGCGCGGGCGGGCGCCCACACGCGGGCATGGGCTGACCTGGCGCCCAAGGTGCGCGAGAAGCTGGCGGCCGCCATGCCCGATGCTGCTGCAGCACCTGCAGCACCTGCAGCACCTGCAGCACCTGCAGCACCTGCAGCACGCACGCTGCGCACGCCCGCTGGCGTCCAGTACCCAGCGCGCGGCGAAGAAATCCCCAGCAAGGGGTTGGCAGTGGCGAAACTTGGCAACGATGGCGTTGTGTATGTGGGCAAGCCCAATTCGATGCACTTCATCGTGGCCGAGAAGCACACGGCCCAGGCCGGCGGATTTGCCGACACCGGCTTCGCCACACCGCAAGGTGAGTACCTGAACCGCGATCAGGCATTGGCCTGGGTGGAGGCGAATGAAAAATCCGTAAAACCCTCTGAAAACATGGCGCGCGGACTGGATGCCTTGGACTACCGGGAGCAGGTTCCGGAAAGCGCGCGAAGCTCTGGGTCAGATCGGCCTGGCTCCGTGGACGAACCCCGCCAGGAGGCCAGTGCAACATCAGTTGTGGCCGAGCCCGCAGTTCAAGCCGCAGACGAGTTCCCTTTGCAGGAGGCGGCCGCCAGCTACTCTGGCATTTCGCACCAGGGCACCACCAGAGCGAATAGCGACCGAGCGGCCTTCGAGACCTTCCTGACTGGCCAGCGCGACGATGGCATGTCGGTGGCCAAGACCGATGCGCAGAAGGCCGCCGTGGAGGCGGAGCTGCAGCAACTGCGCGACGAGTATTTGCAGCAGTACCGCATGCTGATGGGCGTGCGCGCCGGCACGTACAGTGGCTTCGTGGCAGGCCGCAGCGGCCTGAACTCCAAGCAGGCGGGTAACCGGAACAGCGGACTGGATCGGGCCATGGAACGCTTTGCGGCCTGGGAGTCTGGGGTAACTGGCCGCGCCCGCAAGGCAGCGTTGGCCGCACGCACACCCGCCGAAGTGCAGGCTGCACAGGAGGCTGCTGCCACAGCGCGCCAGGAAAAGGACGCTGCACGGTTGGCCAAGGATCTTGCGCTGGTGGGCCGGGTTCTGGATTGGAAGAAGGGCGACCGTTCGGAATTTGCCAAAGGCACGACCCTGGTAGGCGTGAACAAGGACCGCGCGGGATACCCCAACAGCGTGCTGCTGGAGCCCACCGATGGCACTCCCCTGGTGGACAACAAGTTCGACTTGCCCGGATTGCTTCGCCGCAAAGGTGAAAGCGTGCCCGAATCGCGCCAGCGCGTGCGTGACCTAGTGGACCAGGTGCGTGCCGAGCGTGGACAGAGCGGCAGCGAGACTGCCGAAGTCACGCCCAAGCGGCCCCGCGGGGTCTTGGCCAAGAAGGCTGGGGCCGAAGAGGCAGCCCGCGCCGAATACTTCACTCCGGGCAACATCTTGAAGAGCTACGGTGGCGGGTTCGACCGCGTGGTCTCGTACATGCCGGCAAATGCCGATGGCGCGTGGAGCGTGACTGTGCGCGAGGTCGAAAGGCGGGGCTCGGGCTGGGAGGATGTGCAAGGCGTGCGAGAGCGCACCCATGCCACGCCGCCCAGCGCGCGCGAACTGAAGGCCGGGCCCGTGGAGCGCACCGAGGAACTGCCATTCCGGCGGGGCGAGGCCGAGGGCCAGGGCCTGACCGATGACCAGATGGCCAACCTGCTGCGCATCATGCGGCCTGAGCCGGCGGCGTTTTCCGACGCTGCACGGGCCCAGGCCGTGGGCCAGGTGCGCGAGACGGTGGATGCCATCCGCAAGGGCTGGAGCAGCGGCCCCGAGGTGGTGGTGGCGTTCGACATGAACGACCCGGCCGTGCCCGAGGCAGCGCGGCGCGCGGATTTGCGCCAGCGCAGCGGCGGCGCCAGTGGCGCGCCCGAGGGCTTCTACTGGCGCGGCAAGGCCTACCTGCTGGCCAGCAAGCTGAACACGCCGGCCGACGCGGCACGCGTGCTGCACCACGAGGTGCTGGGCCACCACGGACTGCGGGGCATGTTCGGCCCTGAGCTGAACAAGATCCTCAACCAAGTGGCCACCATGCGCCATGCAGAGGTGGCGGCCAAGACCAAGGAATATGGGCTGCGCGGCGTCACTGACCTGAGCCGGCGCCATGCCGCTGAGGAAGTGCTGGCAGAGATGGCTGAGAAGACGCCGCAGCTGCATTTCGTGCGCCGCGCCGTGGCCGCGATCCGCAACTGGCTGCGGGCCAATGTGCCCGGGTTCGGGCGCCTGAAGCTGTCGGACGCCGACATCATCCAGGGCTACATCCTCCCAGCACGCGATTTTGTGGAGCGCGGGCAGCGCGCCGCTACCGACCGCATCGAGCCTGTGTTCAGCCGTTCGGACTCGGCGGCCGCCACGCCCGACGCCATCATCGGCAGCACACTGGGCAGCGCATCGAAGCATCCCGACTACGCTGCGGCAAAGGGCGGGGATGTTGCGGCGGCCACGCGGCTGGCCGTGGACCTCGTGACGCCTGAGATGGTGGCGAAGGTGGCCGCCGCGCTGGGTGGCGCTCGCCCGCGCGTTTTGCCCGTGGCCGCCGAGGAGTCCAGCGGTCGCAACAAGATCCCGCGCGCCGTGGCCGAAGTCCTGGCGGCACGCCTGGGCCTGGAAACTGCGACAGGCATCGTGCAGGCGAATCGCGCGCAGCGCACCGGCCTGGGTGGACTGGATCGCATCTTTGCGCCTGTCGATTTCGCGGGTGCCGTGGAGCCAGGCGACTACCTCCTGGTGGATGACACCCTGACGCAGGGCGGCACGTTCGCAGCGCTGGCCAGCCACATCCGTGAGGGCGGTGGCAACGTGGTGGGCGTGGTTGCGTTGACCGGCAAGCAGTACAGTGCAAAAATCCAGCCCTCTCCTGAAATTCTCGCAACTCTCCGGCAAAAACATGGTGACCTCGAAGACCAATTCCGTGCAGCCACAGGCTACGGCTTCGACGCGCTCACAGAGTCTGAAGCCCGGTACCTTGCACGCTTCGAGCCGGCTCAGCGACTCCGAGATCGAATCGCTGAAGAAGGACGACGCGCAGGCGAGCGTGCAGATCAAGGCAATCCTCGCCAAGGCGATGACGCCGACGAACTAAGCTTCAGCCGCTCGCGGCTTTCGGAGATCAAGGACAGCGCACTGGACCAGCTCCAGAAGACGATGTCCCACCCGGGCAAGGTCTCTGTCTGGGACAAGACCATCGGCACCATGCGCCACCTGGCCGAACGCGCGCCAGCCTTCAAGCCGGTCTACGAAACCGCCCAGCGCAACATCGATGACGTGTCCATGCTGGCAAACGACGCGGCCGACCGGGCGCCACGTCTGCTGCCGCGCGTGGACACTATCAGCGACCTCGTGGGCAAGAATCGCAAGACGCCTATTTCTGCCGCCGACAACAAGGCCGTGGCGAAGCCTCTCTTCGAGGGCACGCTGCTGTGGGGCCGGGACGTGGACGGCAAGGCCGTGCTGGTGGACGAGCTGGCCAAGAAGTACGGCAACCTGCATGCCGATGACAAGGCCCAGCTGCTGCTGCGCGCCGGCCGCCTGGACGACCGCATGCTGCGCGCGTGGCGCGGGCTGCCGCTGGCCCAGTACGAAGCGCTGGTGAATTCTCGCTTCGAGAGCAAGATGCTCAAGGCAGGCGCGGTCTGGACGGATGCCGAGATGCAGACGATGTTCGGCGCCACGCCCAACCAGATTGCCCTGTACCGCGAAGCCCGCGCGGCCATTGACCGCTCCATCGACATGACGGCCCGCGCGGACATGATGCGCGCGCTGGGCGACGAGTACGCCGGCCTGCGCGACATGGTGCTGGACACGCCCAAGCTGTCCGATGCTCTGGAGCTGCTGACCACCACGCTGCAGGAGGATGCCAAGGCCAAGCCGGACATGGCCGAACGGCTGCTGCAGTTGAACAACATGGTGGTGGACAGGGCCGCTACGGCCAAGGATCTGCAGGATGGCGGGTATGCGCCGCTGTCGCGTTTCGGCCGGTACACGCTGGACGTGGTTGACCAGGAGGGCAACCGCCAGTACTTCGGCATGTACGAGACCATGAAGGACGCCAACCTGGCCAAGATCCAGATGGCCCAGGCCTTCCCCGGTGCGGTGATCACGCAGGGCACCATGAGCCAGCAGTCCTTCAAGCTGTTCGCGGGCATCACGCCCGAGACGCTGGAAATTTTCAAGGACATGGTGGTGGGCAAGGAGGCCGACGCGGCCACGCGCAAGGTGTTCGATGAATACCTCAAGCTGACCAAGAACAACCACAGCGCGCTCAAGCGCCTGATCCAGCGCAAGGGCATTGAGGGCTACAGCCAGGACGTGGGCCGCGTGGTGGCCAACTTCATCTACAGCAATGCGCGCCAGGGCGCGGCGGGCCTCAACGCCGGCACCATGGACCGCGCGATCAACGACATTCCGAAGGAGCAGGGCGAGCTGAAGGACCTGGCCATGGGCCTGCGCAGCTACATCCGCGATCCCCAGGAAGAGGGCCAGGCCGTGCGAGGCATGCTGTTTGCGCAGTACCTGGGCGGCTCGCTTGCCTCGGCTGCCGTGAACATGACCCAGCCCTTTGCAGTGACGCTACCCTGGCTCAGCCAGTTCGGCGGCATCCGTGCGGCCAGCGGCCAGATGGCGCGGGCCCTGAAAGACATGGGCACGCGCGGCATGAAGTACGAGACCGATCTCGCTCACGCGCTGAAGTCTGCGGAGGACGACGGCGTGGTCTCGCCACAGGAAGTGCACCAGCTCATGGCCCAGGCGCGCGGCGCGGGCGGCCTGCGCTCGGGAGACGGCACGAGGGCCGGGGATGTGCGCGCTGCGGCGGGCAATGCGTGGGAACGCGCCAAGGTGGCCTGGGGCCAGCCCTTCGCCCTGGCTGAACAATTCAACCGGCGCTCCACTTTCATCGCAGCCTTCCGCATCGCCAAGGCCCAGGGCATGGATGATCCGGGCGCCTTCGCGCGCAAGGCCGTGCTGGAGACGCAGTTCGTCTATTCCAAGGCCAACAAGCCCCAGTGGGCACGCGGCGCCGTGGGCGGCACGCTGTTCACCTTCAAGACCTACTCGGTCAGCTACCTGGAGCTGATGCAGCGGATGTGGAAGCAGGGCGGCCCGGAAGGCAAACGCGCCGTGGGCTGGGCCCTGGCCATGCTGCTGCTGATGGGCGGCGCCGGCGGCGTGCCCTTCATGGAGGACGCCGAGGACCTGATCGACGGCGTGGGCCAGATGATGGGCTACAACCTCAGTTCCAAGCAGTGGCGCAAGGAAGCGCTGGCAGGCATCGTTGGCAAGGAACTGGCCGAGTTCATGGAGCAGGGCATCTCGGGTCTGCCAGGTGCTCCCATCGATGTGTCCGGGCGCCTGGGCATGGGCAACCTGCTGCCCGGTACCGGCCTGCTGCTGACAAAGCAAAGCCGCGAGCGGGATCTGCTGGAGGTGGTGGGGCCCGCGGGCGATCTGGTGATGCGGGGCTTCAAGGCCGGCGGCAAGGCTCTCACGGGCGATTTCGGCGGCGCTGCGCTGGAGGTGTCGCCCACGGCAGTGCGCAATGCTGCCAAGGGACTGGATATGGCGGCCAGCGGCATGTACAAGGACACCAAGGGCTACAAGGTGATTGACACCACGCTGGCCGAGGCGGTGGCCAAGGCAGTCGGCTTCCAACCCAAGAGCGTGGCAGAGATCCAGGAAGCCAACAGCTTCATGCAGCGGGCCAAGAGCTTCTACAGCCTGACCAGCAGCGAGATCAAGGCGCAGTGGGCAGATGCGCTGTTCCGTAAGGACGAGGGCGCCCTGGCGCGCGTGCGCGAGCGGTTGGCGGCCTGGAATCAGAACAACCCGGAGCAGCCTATCGTCGTGAAGATGCCGGACGTGTGGAAGAAGGTGCGCGAGATGGGTAAGGATCGCATTGACCGAATCGCCGACAACTCGCCAAAGGCGCTGCGACAGCAAATGCGGGAGATGGCGGCGGAGACGCGATAGTGTTGGTGGCCCGACCCGTGTAGGGTTCGCCCTCGCGCGCGCATCCCTAGACACTGCCTCCATCGCAAAAGGAGCGCAGCATGTCCAACGTCCTCTATCCCAAAGGTGCCCAGAAGATCCTGGGCAAGCAGATCGATTTCCTGAACGACGCCATCAAGGCGGCCATCGTTCCCAGTGGCTACACGTTCAGCACGGCGCACGAGTTCCTGTCTGACCTGGGCACGCTGGTGGGCACGGCCCAGTCCCTGGCCAACAAGGTGATCACGGGCGGCGTGTTCGATGCCGACGATGTGGCCTTTGGCGCCATTGCGCCGGGGCCGACGCTCAAGGCCGTGGTGCTGTTCATCGACACTGGCAGCCCGACCACGTCTTCGCTGATCGCCTACCTCGATGAAGTCACCGGCTTCCCCATGGTGGCCAACGGCGGCGCGGTGTCGGCGCAGTGGAGCGACGGGGCCAGCAAGATCCTGGCGCTGGTCTGAGGCCGCCATGCTGGGCTTCACGAACAACGCCGAGGCGGCCCTCGTCGGCGCGATCGATTCCGGCGACGACCAGATCACGGTGGACGATGCTGGCGCGTTTCTGGGGTACTACGGGGACGACAGCGTGCAGCTGGCCACGCTGACGAATCCCGCCACGCCCGGCGTGGTCGAGATCATCGAGATCTATGACCGGGCAGGCAACGTGCTGGAGGTCAACCGTGCGCGCGAGGGCACGGCTGCCCAGACCTGGCCTGCTGGCTCCACCCTTTCCGCACGTGTGACGGCCGGCATGCTGGCCAGCTTCCTGCAGGGTGTGCCCACGGACTTCGTCCAGACAGGCCCGGCACCGATCCCGCGCTCCATGAGCATCGTGGCGCGGCACCTGCAGCCGGTGGTCCAGCGCATGGACAACCGGGGCATCGGGGCGGCGCCCTTCGCCAACCTGGGCTTCGAGAACTTTTGGCTGTCCATGCCGGTGGAGCTGGGCGCGGTTCCGGCCTGGGCGCCGAACACGGGCTACAACGAAGGTGCCATCGTGCGGCCCACCATGGCCAACGGGCTGCAGTACTCGCTGTCCACCCACGACTACACGTTGTATGGCTCGGGCATCACTTCGCTGGGCACGGAGCCGGCATGGTCCACCTCGGCGATGGGCGAGACGCTGGACGGGCAGTCGGTGCAGGGCAGCTGGATCGGACTCGATCTGGCGGCGGGCATTGAACTGGGCGTCGAGGCCTGTTCGCTGCTGGTGTCCGAGGTCGGCTTCATCTGCCGCTCGCGCGGCAGCGGGGTGAGCGCTGCGCCCGTGGTCACCATCGAATCCGTATCCGACAGCGTGAAGCTGGCCGACGCCCTGGCGCTTTCGGCGATCACCGCAGACAGGACGGCCCAGCGCATCCCTGTCACCACAGGCCGCGTGCTGGCGGGCCTGCGCGCGAAGCTGGACACGCCGGCCGTGGGCGGCTCGGTGCGGGGCAATTTCTACATCAAGGGCGTGATGGTGCAGACCGCCTTCTGACCATGAGCACCCCATGAGCATCAACAGCACGGTCATCAACGGGGCAGTCGTCAATGGCGATGGCGGCGGCGCGTCCTCGGGCACGCGCAGCATCCGGCCTGTGCACTTCGGCCGGCCCGGGATCACGGCGGGCGCGGCCGTGGCCAGCCTGCGGCCCGTGCACTTCGGCGTGCCCACGGGCAAGAACGGCACCGATGTCGTGCTCAAGCCTGGCTCAATGCGGCCGGTGCGGATGGGCCTGGTCGTGGCGTTTCGCGGCATGCCGCCCTCGGCTGGCTCCTACCCGGTGGCCAGCTTGCAGCCCGTGCGGCTGGGCGCTCCGAGGGCGGTCTCCAGCAAGACGGTGCAGTTGGCCTCGCTGCGCGTGGGCCACCTGGGCACTGTGCTGGCCGGCACTGCAGTTGCCGTTGCAAGCCTGCGCCCGGTCTCGCTGGGCTGTCTGGCCGTAGCCAGCCGGGTTTCCGTGGCGCCGCTGCGGCCTGTGCGCATGGGCAAGCCTGCTGCGGTCCTGGCGGTATCGGTTGCCAGCCTGCGCCCGCTGCGCATGGGGCCTGTGCATGTCGAGGACGCGGGCCAGGTTGTGCATGTGGCCAGCCTGCGGCCCGTGCATTTCGGAGTGATCGATGGCAGCGGCGTCACTGCGCGCGTGCGCTCGTGCTGGCCGGTGCGGCTTGGCCCGGTCACGATTTCCAGGGGGAGCGAATGCTGACCTTCGAGTCTTTTACAGGCATCAACAACATGCTGCCCGAGCACCGCATGAAGGGCTCGGACCTGCTGGTGGCCCGCAATGTCGACATCGGGCTCACCGGCGAGATCACCCGGCGCGCGGGCTACAGCCTGGTCGATGACCGCTGCCACAAGAACCTGTGGCAGGGCCAGGGCTTCATGCTGGCCACCGTGGGCGGCGAGCTCACGGCCATCCACCCGGACGGCGCACGCCACGTCATCCACCCGGCCCTGGGCCCGGAGCGGGTCTGGTACTGCAATCTGCCCGACGGCCGCACGCTGTTCAGCAACGGCCAGATCGACGGCGCAACCGATGGCCTGGTGGGGCTGGCGCGCAGCGTGCCCATGCCGGATGCGCTGGGCGTGCCCGATGCCCCATTCGGAGCGCTGCAGGCGGGCCAGTACCGCTACCACCTGACTTATGTGCGCCTGGCCGACAGGCTGGAGGGTCCGGCGGCCAGCTCCGGGCCGGTGGCGGTGCAGCAGGGCGGCCTTCGTCTGGACAACCTGCCGGAGCGCGCAGGCCATGCGATCAACGTCTACCTGAGCAGCCGGGACGGGGAGGGCGCCTATCTGGCTGGGACGACGGCCGGCCGCAGCTTCGAATTCACAGGGGCCAATTCCGAGCTCGTCCTGCCCTGCCGCACCCTGGGCGCCCAGCCGTTCCCGGTAGGCACCATCACCGCTTACTGGCGCGGCCGCGTGCTGGTCGCCCAGGGCAATGCGCTGTGGGCCAGCCGGCCCCAGGCGCCGCACCTGTCCGACTGGCGCGACTTCAAGCAGCTGCCAGCCACCATCACCGCCGTGGTGCCCGTGGACGATGGGGTGTATGTGGGAACCGAACAGGATCTGGTGTTTCTCGGGGGCACGGCCTGGGACCAACTGGCCTATCTGCCGCGCATGCGTGGGCCTGTGGTGCTGGGCTCCGGCATCGCGGCGCCGGGCAGCCGGCTGAAGCTGGGCGACGGTGTCGGCGATGGCCCGGCCATGCTGTGCATCGCCGGCGGTGAGATCGTCGCGGGCTTCGCAGGCGGCCAGACCACCAGCCTGACGGCCAACCGCTACCGCTGCCACGCCCGGGAGGTGTCTGCCACGTTTCGGGAAGTCGATGGTGTGCCCCAGTATCTGGCGGTGCCCCAATGACCCGGCCCTGGAACCCCTTCGTGTTCTCGGCCACGGGCGATGCGGCTGTGGTGCGCACGCCGTGCCGGCTGGTGGTCAACGGCCCGCAGATGACGCCGCGTCAGGCCGCGTGGCTGCAGGCCGCCTTCTTTGGCTTCCAGAGCAGTGCGCGGCTGTCGGCGGTGCGCAACCTGCAGCAGCATGGCCGGATGCCCGATGGCACGGCCTATGTGTTTTCGATCACCAACGGCATCGACAGCGCCACGGTGTACACCGCCTCCGGCAAGAGCCAACTGGTGCTGGCCCTGGGCGGCGTGCTGCGTGATGACGGCGATGCCTTCGAGGGTGGCGTGTGGGTGGGGCGCAAGTACTTCAAGGAGAACCTGACCACCACGTATGTGGTCTCGCCCAAGATCGATTGGGACAGCGGCTTCGGCGTGGCCACCGCCTTCACCACGGCGACGCTCTCCGGGCCTGCGGCCAAGCTGGCCCAGTTCGGGCGTGGCGCGGCCGGGGCCTACCGGGACTACCTGATCCGCAAGGGGCTGGGCAACCCGCGCCGCCTGTTGGGCGATGGCGTCTTCATCGCCACGCACGAGGGCAAGAAGGTGGCCTTCTGCTATTTGCGAGACAGCGCTGGCGTGCGTGCGCTGCCCATGACCATCCTGGCGCCGTCGGAGTTCCCGGGGCTGCGCCTGCCCAAGGACATCCGCGACCTGTTCGGTGGCCTGCCGCTGCCGCCACTGGCGACGGCCTGGGACACGGCACCCATCCTGCTGTCGCGCGCGCAGCTCGATTCCGCTGCGGACTTCCCATCGTCATGGCAGCGGCGCGTGGGCCTGGATCTGCGCTTCCCCCGGTGTGCGACCACAGGCCTCGGGCAGACGGCGGACTTCGTGGAGATCTTCAGGGAAGAGGTCGAAGGTGGCCTGCTGGACCAGCATTCCGTGCAGCTGCGGGTGACCTTCGGCCTCAATCTCTCGGGCAACGTCAACGCGGTCGTGCAGCGCATGGAGGCCGGGCGCTACAGCTTCGCGCTCAAGAGCACATCGCCCTTCGCGGCGGTGTCCGCGCCAGCCCCTGGCCGCTACAAAGCTCCGGCCGGGGTCACGCATGTGGATGGGCGTCTGGTCACGTTCTATCGGGAATCCGAGGTGATCCAGGGCCGCAATGCCTCCGGCACACACAGCCTGGTGCGAACGCAGGCCTACTCCTGGGAGGGCGCTGCCACGGGTCGCACCATCTTCGACACCATGCCGCTGGCCGGCGTGTCCACGCACAACACCCTCGATGCGATCTACCAGGACGCGTCCACCGGCACCGAGCGCGTGGACTCCGGGCCCGACGCCTATGCGGTGTTTGAGCGCCGCACGGCCTCTTTCCGCTGGACCGAGACCAGCCGCTACAGCACCGCGCCGTTCAGCGAACTTGGCCCGCTGCTGACCTTCGAGCGGGAGGGCTGCTACGCCACGGCCCATGGATCCTCCAATGCCTCCATGAGCACGGAGAAAGCTGTCAGCTCCCACGATTTCGGGACCTATCGCGGCAACATCCTGTACTCGTATGCGAACGGTGAGATCACGCACCACAGCGACCCCGGGCCACCCGTGCTGCGTACGGCCAAACAGGACTATGAACGGCAGGAAGGCAACTCCGAGCCCGGGCCGCCTGTGGATGAGGGCGCGCCCGGCGACTTTGTATTCCTGCAGCAGCTGGCCCAGATCTACGGTCTGACCGTGACCAAGGAGGGCACGCCGTTTCGCGTCGTGTCGGACAGGCTGATGGTGCACGCCCGGGGCGCGGTCGTGCCGCTGGACCTGTTCGACTTTGCCGCGCGCTGCGCCGAGCAGCCGGACCAGTTCCGCGAGAACTGGGGGCGGACCATGGCGCAAGGCACGCGGGGTCTGCTCTACGAGATCCCGCAGAACCCGCTGGGTGTGGTGCCCACGCTGGAGCGCTGGGTGCTGGATGTGAGCCAGCTCGGCGGCGAGCAGATGGTGCTGCGCGTGGTCGAAATGGCAGATCGTGTCGCCGCGCTGCGCATGGCCGGCATGGTGCGCGGCACGCTGGTCAATACCACCGAAGACATCAACTACCCATGGCGCGTGCCCGTGTGGTTCATTGGAGAGCTGCAGCCATGAATGCCATCGTCGTCAACACGCTGAGCGGCGCCGTGTCGGAGTACACGGGATTTGACTTCCACGCAGTCGCCCAGACACATGCTGGCGCGGCCACAGGCCTGTTTGCCCTGGGCGGCGATGCCGACCTGGACCAGCCCATCGTGGCTGAGGTCCGCATGCCGTGCACGCTGCGGGAGTCCACGCTGAAGAAGGCCGTGGACATGGTCTACCTGTCCATGCGTGGCGGCGGCTGCGCCAACCTCACCGTGCACGGCGCGCGGCAAGCCTGGCGCTACAGCTTCCCGCTGCAGGCCAGCGGCCAGACCCGCTGCAAGCCCGGCAAGGGCATCCGCGAGAACTATCTGGGCTTCGGCCTGAGCAACCCGGCCGGCCAGGCCTTCACGCTGGACCGCGTGGAAGTGGTCCTGATCGGCTCCAACACGAGGAGAGTGGGCCATGGCTCTTGATTTCAACGGACCAGCGACGATCGTTCTGGACGCATACAACCGCACCGTGGCCCTGGCCGACAGTGCCAAGGCTGAGATGAACCAGTTTCTGGGGGCGTTGGGCGGGAACCTCTACGCACCTGCCACCGTGAGCGTGGCCTGGCAGTCCCTGCCGGCGCCCAACCTCCCGGCCGTGCCCGCATTGCCGGCCCTGCCCAATGTCAGCTTCCAGCTGCCGACGGGCGAGCCCGGCCCGCTGGTGGCGAACATGGACGACGTGCATGTCGATGACTTCGACGTGCTGCCGCCTGTGCTGAACTTCGGCGCCGCGCCCCAGCTCAACATCGGCACAGTCCCTGCGCTGCCGCAGATTCGGGACGTGGCCGTGCCAGATGCGCCCGATGTGGACCTGCCCGACGCGCCCGAGTTCCTCGCCCTGACCACGCATACCTTCGGTGGGGTCAACCTGCACGAGGACTGGTTGGACAAGCTGGACGACATCCCCACGCTGTCGGTGCTGCAGCCGGCGCCGCTGCAGTATTCGCGTGGCCCGGGCTACGCCTCCCAGCTGCTGTCCACCCTGCAGGCCGCGATCCGGGCACGCATCCAGGGCGGCAGCGGTATCGCGCCGGCCGTCGAGCAGGCCATCTGGGATCGCAGCCGGGACCGCGAGACACGCCTGGCCCTGGCGCGCGAGATCGAGGTGCAGCGCGGCGCCGAGGCCCTGGGCTTCCCGCTGCCATCGGGTGTCATGTTGGGCCAGCTGGCTGACGCGCGCCGCGAGTACCACGACAAGCTCTCCGACCTGTCCCGCGAGATCGCGGTCAAGCAGGCCGAGCTGGAGCAGTCCAACCTCAAGGCCGCCATCGACCAGGGCCTGCAGCTGGAGTCCACCCTGATCGACCAGGCCTACAAGCTGGAGATGCTGGCCTTCGAGTCGGCCAAGGCCATTGCGGACAACGCCATCGCCAGCCACAACGCCGCCCTGGAGCGCTACAAGGCCCTGCTGGAAGGCTACCGCGCCTATGCAGCCGCCTACGACACGGTGATCCGGGCCGAACTCAACAAGGTCGAGGTGTTCAAGGCCCTCCTGTCCGCGGAGCAGACCAAGGCGGACATCAACAAGAGCCTGGTGGACCGCTACCGCGCAGAGATCGACGGCCGCATGGCTGCCGTGGAGATCTACAAGGCCCGCGTCAGCGCCGCCCAGACCCTGGTGCAGCTGGAGCAGGCCCGGGTGCAGACCGCCGGCGAGCAGGTGCGTGCCTTCGTGGCCACCATCAACGCCGAGACGGCCAAGGTCGACGTGTTCAAGGCACAGGTGAGCGCAGAGGCCTCCAAGGTCGAGGCCTTCAAGGGCCTGGCCCAGGCCTATGCCGCAAAGGCTGGCGCACAGGCAGAGAAGGCCCGGGTCTCCGTGGCCCAGTACCAGGCGCTGATATCGGCTAAGGGCCTGGAGTGGGACGGCTGGAAGGCCAAGCTGCAGGCCGAGTCGGTGCGCATGGAATCCGCCGCGCGCCAGTCCTCGATCATGATCGACGGCTACCGCGCCGGCACGGCCGCCACCACCGCCGTGGCCGAGTCGTACTCGCGGCAGTGGGAATCGAACATCAAGCAGTACGAGGCCGCAACGAATGTGACCTTGCAAATGGCCAAGATCAACAACGATGCGTTGATGTACGCCAGCAATGCCAAGCTGGAGGCATCGAAGGTCGGGCTTGCAACGCTGTCGCAGCAATCGGCCAGCGCCTGGAACGCGGTCAACACCTCTGCGGCCATCAGTGGCGGCGTCACCTGGACGGGTACAGCGCCGAGTTGAGCACGCCCCCGGCTAGGGTTCGCCTCCAGCGGTCCTGCCGGGAACACTGCGGGGCATGACAACCCCAGCCCGGCTCCAACTGACCATCTACCAGGGCGCCACGTTTCGTGAGGCGCTGGAGCGGCTGACCGTGCCATACCCCGTCCGCTGGGACTGTGGCCAGCTGGTCGATGCCTGCTCCGGCGCGCGCGTGCCCGATGCCGACATCACCCTCGAGGACTACACCGGTTGCACGGCGCGCGTGCAACTGCGCCGTGACATCGACGACACCCAGGTGCTGCTCGAACTGACCACCGAGAACGGCGGCATTGAGCTCGATGGCGCATGGCTTCGTCTGGTGATGACGGCGGCCCAGACTGCTGCGCTGGAGTTCGGTGATGCGCCGCCTGCCTGGACCTCGTGCATTGGCCAGGTCGAGGTGGTGCGTCCGTCGGGCGACGTGGAGCGCCAGTACGAGCTGGCTTTTGAATTGCGCCAGGAGGCCACGCGGTGACGACTGTCGCCTGCACTGACCGCGCGGCCGTGGTGGCCGGGCGCCAGACCTCAGTCGTGGTGACACGGCAGGGTGGCCAGACCGTTGTCGTGCAAAAGGCGGAGCCGCGCGCAGTCGTGGTCACGCGCGGCGTTGAAGGCCCGCGAGGAAAGCAGGGGCCGCCTGGGCCCGCCGGCGGCGCAACCACCGTAAAGGTCGGCCCGTCCCCCATCAGCGGCCACAGCGTGGTGGCCTGTAACACCCAGGGCGAGCTGATCTCCGCCGACGCCACCAATCCCGCGCACCGCGGCGCCGTGCTGGGCGTGGTGGCCGATGCCTACAGCCCAGGCGACGACGCCGTAGTGCAGACCGGCTATGTGCTCGAGCACGCCGGCTGGACTTGGACGCCCGGCCCGGTGCTGGTCGGGCTGGCCGGCCAATTGGCCCAGGCCCCGCCCGCTGGAGCGCTGTTCGCCCAGGTCATCGGCCAGGCGCTGTCTTCAACCCGAGTCCTCATCGACATCAACCCACCCATCACCCTTGCTTGAATAGGAGGCCACCATGGCTGCAAAGAAACTTCTCCGCTTTGTCGGCAACGCCATCACCGAGGTGTTCGGCGTGCAGGCATCCACAGGCGCCGCAAATGCGGGCGATATCGTCGCCCTGGATGACTCCGGGCGCCTGGACATGAGCATGATGCCCGTAGGCATGGGGGCCGATACGGCTGTCATCGCCGCCAGCGAGGCCCTCGCGGCAGGCGACTTCGTGAACATCTGGAACAGCACCGGCGCGAAGGTCCGCAAGGCCGATGGCACGGTGTCTGGCAAGGAGGCCCATGGCTTCGTGCTCGCCGCCGTGACCAGCGGCGCGAATGCCACGGTGTACTTCGAGGGCACCAACACGCAGGTGTCTGGTCAGACAGCAGGCCCCGTGTTCCTGCAGACCACGGCCGGCACGGCTGGCGCCACCGCGCCCAGCGCAGCGGGCAACGTGGTGCAGCGCCTGGGCATCGCCATCAGCGCCACGGCCATCAACTTCGAGTCCGGCGTCCCTGTGGTGCTGGCGTAAGCCATGGCCGAGCGGCGCCCCCTTGTCATGATCGGCGGCTCTCTGAGAGAGCTGCCAGATGGAGACTCGATAGCTATGACCAGAGTCTGGCAATCAGGCATGACCGTCGCCCAGGGCGAGCGGGTAATCAGCCCCCTGGACTGGGAGGAATACCGGCGCATTGCTGCGACAGGCGGTGGCTCCATCGATCCCGCTGATGACACGACAAACTATGTCTCGGTCACGTATCGACGGTATACGGGAGCGTTGAATGACCCCGCGCCTCTGGCTACCTCGTCTGGTGATTTGTCTGTAATTGCATCAGGGGCAACTGTAGTAAAAATGCCCGTTGTCTCTGCCGGCACCAGGACGATGGCGTTTTCTCTGCTTGGTCGGGGATCGCTTGGGGCGCTCTTATGGCTTAGAGGCAATCCCACAGCAATGCGTACCGAAGTAATTGTTGACGGACGCACTGTTTTCAATCAAAGCCAAAATTTCTCATCGGCCAATATGGCTGGCATCCTGGTTGGCGGCGGAATTCCGAATCCTTCTGACTCCCGCATTATCGGCATCACCCCGGACAGTAGCGATCTGCAGTTCCGTCGATCTTTGACTGTGTATGTGACCCCTGCTGCGACTACCATTGCAAACGCAATGCAGGTCGCTTATCGAGGAAGGGCTGACGCATGATGGGAATGGTTGAGGAGGTCGCTGGTTCAGTGACGGTTTTGCGCTGGCCCGGTGTGCCGCAAGAAATTCCTACCTCTCCGCATGAGGTTCCACGCTGGGCAGGCCGCCTGGCGCTCAAGCGGCATGTACTGGAGCAGGGGTCTCTGGTGCTGCAGGGCCCTGACGACGTCCGACCCACCGACAACCTGCTGGCGCGTGTGCTGGAGTGGCGCGACGGGCTCTCGGCCGGCGAGCAGCTCGACCGCGTGGACGCCGTACTCAACGATGCGAAGGATTGGCTGCGCGATAGCGAGACCGTGGCAGCGGTGGCTGCTGTGCTGGGGCTGACAGCGGCGCAGGTGGACGCGCTGTTCGTCTGGGCGGCGGCGCAGCGCGCGTAGGCCCCCGTGTAGGGTTCGCCGAAAAGGCCCGGCCCCGGAATCATCGGGGGCATGAAAACTGAAACCCTCGAAGCCATTGGCGCAGCAGGAAACAAGGCGACCATCCTTGGTGGCTCTGTCGCCGTGGCCGGCAAGATGTCTGCGGCAGACCTCGCGGCCTACGTCGGGGCTCTGGTTGCGATCATCGGCCTGTTGATCACCTGGTTCTACAAGCGTGAGGCCGCCAAGCTCCGGCGCGCTGATGACGCCCGCAGGGAACGGGAGTTTCTGCGCAGGGATGCTGAGCGGCAACTGCGCATGGACCTGATGCGAGCCACAGGCGCGCCGGCGCAGCACTACGACACAGATTTGGGCGTGCTCGAGGTGGACGAATGAACGCCGGCCGCGTTTCTGCCGCAGGCCTGGGCATCGGCGCCACCATCTTGGCATCCTGGATCGCTGCCGAGGGGTTCAGCTCCGCGCCCATCATCCCGGTGCGCGGCGATGTGCCCACCATCGGCCACGGCGCCACGCGCTACGAGGACGGCACACGCGTGACCCTGGCCGACCCGCCCATCACCCGCGAACGGGCGCGCGAGCTGGCCATCAACCTGCTGGAGCAGCAGTACGGGGCCTGCGTGCGCGATTCGCTGGGTGACACGCGGGTGCACCCGGCCGAGTTCGCCCAGGCGGTGGACTTCGCAGGCCAGTACGGCTGCGGGGCCTGGCGCGGCTCCTCGATGCTGGCCAGGACACGGGCTGGCGACTACGCCGGCGCCTGCCAGTCCTACCTTGCATATCGCTACATGACCAGCGCCCAGCCCCTGCAGGGCTACGCCGCCTACCAGTGGGGTGCCGGTGGGCAGCCCATCCGGTGGCGCTACGACTGCAGCACGCCTGGCAATCGCATCTGCCGCGGCGTCTGGACCCGTCAGCAGGCGCGGCATGCCGCGTGCATGGAGGCCCAATGAAATCTCTCCTGATTGCCGCAGGCTTTGCACTTGCTGGCTGCACCGTGGTCCCTGCGGGCACCGTGCACCAGGCCTGCCGCGTGATCGAAGTCGCAGCGGCCGAAGCCGAGATGGCGCCGGCCTGGTACATCAGCGCCGGGCAGGTACTGGAGCGCTGCGGCGTGCCCGATGCCCGCGAGCGCGCCGAGGCATCCGCATGCGCGGCCCAGCGTCGCAATGGCTACGACTGCGAGGCCCGGCCATGAATCCCATCCTCTGGGCGATGTGGTGGTACTGGTGGAGGGGCGGACGGTGATCCCCGCGCTCTACACCCATCTGGGAGTCGCCGCCGTAGCCGCCGCGTTGGCATGGCAGTTCCAGGGCGCGCGCCTGGGCGTCGAGCTGGCCGAGGCCCGGCTGGAAACCACCACCCAGCAACTGGCCACCAGCACCGCCCAGCGCGCAGCCGACGCCCGCGTGCGCAGTGCCGAGCAGGCCATGAACACCAAATACCAAGGAGCCCTCAATGCCGCCCGTGACCGCGAGGCGCTGCTGCGCCGTGATCGTGACCAGCTGCTCTCTGTGGCTGACGGCCTGCGCGAGCAATCCGCAGATGCCGCCCGCCGACTTGCCAACGCTCCCTCCGCCGCCGTCCTTGAGTACGCCACTGCCCTCGGAGTCGTATTTGAAGACTGCCGCGCAGCGTATGGGGACATGGCAGCAAAGGCTGCAGGCCACGCAGCTGATGTCCAAACCCTCGGCGCCTCCTGGCCCGTGATCCCGAGCCTGCCGGCCGCAGGCACCACCACAGAGAGCCACCCATGACACAACACACCTGCGGCAGCAATGGCTGCAGCCATGACTCCGACTGCGCCGTGCACAACGAGCCCGCCATGCCTGCCGGGCCATGCGACTGCTCCCGCAAGGCGGTGAAGGTCCTGGGCGAAGTACTCTCTGTCGTGCAGCACTACCTCCCGCCAGACGGCGGCACCGTGCACGAGGCAATGGACAAGATCATCGGGCTGGTGGACCCCTGGCCGTTGAGCAATCGCCCGGCTGGAGCCTAAGCCGCAGGCGCTGGGTCAGCCGGCGCTATCGACACTACGGTGCCGTCGATTTCGATCATCTCCCCGCGCGTGTTGGGGTCTGCATCGAGCGGAACACCCCACATCAGGCCGGGGTGCGCTCCTTTGTGCATGACGTGGTCCAGGTGATAGAGCTCCTCGGGCGGCAACCTGAACCGCTGGGGGTACTTGTCGCCGTGGGCCTTCCAATGTCCAGCGAAACCTGCAACGACGCGCTGGTGAACTGTGTGCTTAGGGTGTGTGGGGTCGATCATGGCCGGCATTGTGCCGTGCTCAATCCTCCGGGCATCGCTCCATGGCCCAAACCCGCGCAGAAGCCGCAGCGGGGTGCGGCCCGTCAGAATGGCGCGTTGGAGCGTTCGACCGAGACGGGGCCCAGGCCCGCGTAGATCTGGTCGTCGTCCAGATCCGTGACAACAAACCACCCGGGCTGCACTTCATTGATGAAGTAATGCTCGGGTAGTCCCGGCAGGATTTGCACTTCTGGCGTTCCGAACCAGCGCGGCATCGTGAGCAGAGTGGGGTACAGCTCAACTTCGAGAGACATTTTCATAACGATCTCCGGGTCAGGTTCGAACTATGGGGATGTCTTGGAGGTCAGTGGTGTATCTGGGTGTGCGGCGGTCCTGGCGCATGGCCCAACCCGACGCCTGCAGCGCGCTGGCCACTCCCAACGTGCCTTTGCCAAAACGCGCATTGAGCTGGTCCATGGCTTCCATCAACGGGCTGTGATCGCGCTCGAAGTCTGGCGTCTCATCGAGCAATGACGCCTGCTGCACAGACTGCGGGGAAAGATCAAGCAGCATCACGCCAGCTTTCGACAGCAAGTAGCCAGGCTCGTAGATTTTTGCAATGCCACGCGTAGCAGCACGCACAAGCAGCGCTGTATCTGAGCTGGGCTGCGGCAGCTGCACAGTTGTGCTCCGAGCAAAACGTGCCCCTTCACGAAAGGGGCTGGAATGCGCGAAAACATGGACGGCGCCGGCCCTGCTGTCCTGCGCGCGCAGTTTTTCCGCAGCTCGCTGCGCGAATGTCGAGACGGCCTCAATCAGCGGGGCGAGGTCAGTGACTGGTCTGCCAAATGATCGCGTGCATGCAATTTGCTGCTTTGGCGGCGGCTCGTGCTCAAGACCCAAGCATGACGTGCCGCGAAGCTCCCGCGCCGTGCGCTCAAGGACCACTCCGAAGTGTGAGCGCACCAGGGCCTGTGGTGCCTGAGCGAGATCCCATGCCGTATAAATCTGGTGATCCAAGAGGCGCATCTTGATGCGCCTGCCAACACCCCACACATCACTGACAGGCGTGCTTTCGAGCAGTGCCTGCAGCTGTGCCGGCGGAACTTCCGTGAGATTGCAAACCTGTGCCAATTCGTTCGGATAGCTGCCCGGCTTGCGTTCAGCATCCTTCGCAATGTGGTTCGCAAGTTTCGCCAAAGTCTTTGTTTGTGCAATACCCACACATGTGGGGATTCCAACACCCCGCAGAATCCGGTCACGAATGGCCCATGCGCGCCGGGTTACATCGTGGACACCATGCAAACCAATGAAGCATTCATCAATACTGTAAATCTCTTGCTCCGGCCCCATACCTGCTGCAAGCGACATCATGCGGTCGCTCATGTCGCCATATAAAGAGAAATTGGCGGACAGCGCCACTAGACCTTGGTAGATTCGATGCCGGATTTGAAAGAATGGCTCTCCCATTTTTATGCCGAGTGCTTTTGCTTCTTCGGAGCGAGCGATAGCACATCCATCATTATTGCTAAGGACGATTACCGGCTGGCCCTTGAGACTGGGCCTAAATACCCGCTCGCAAGAGACATAGAAGTTATTGCCATCCAGCAGCGCGAACATTACAAGGCTCGAAAGGATTTAACGGAGCAGACGACAACTCCCCATATTTCGAGCTGCTGGCCTTCTTTTGGTCTTATGTCCGGATATGTGGGGTTTTCAGGGCGAAGCATTATTTGGTCATACCGTGACCATAGCCGCTTGCATGTGAAATCGCCATCTACTTCAGCAACAACAATATCGCCATGCTGTGGCCGAAGAAATTTGTCTACGACAAGCAGGTCGCCGTCAAAGATGCCTGCGCCCGTCATTGAGTCGCCGCGCACTCTTAGCAGAAATGTGCACTGCGGGTGCTTGACCATGAGCTTCGCAAGATCAAGCCTGGCACAGGCGAAGTCTTCGGCGGGGCTGGGGAAGCCCGCACGCACAGGGGTGCCAGGCGCAGGGAGCATGGTGGGCGACATCGAGGCCGCGACCGGGCGTGAAAGTGGGATGTGGTGGGGCATGGCAAAGTGTCCTGATGCTGTATGAATATACAGTAGAACTCAAAGCCAGAAAAGTGAGCGACAGCTGACGCCTGTGGTAGACGACGTGTCTGCAGGGGGTCGCAAGGCGCGGACGAAAAAAAAGACCCTGGCGGGTCTTTGCGGCAACGATGCTCCTACGATGCGCCTAAAGCTATCACTTTCATAGTTAAAAAGTGATGGTGCCCGGGGCCGGAATCGAACCGGCACGCCTTGCGGCGGGGGATTTTGAGTCCCCTGCGTCTACCAATTTCACCACCCGGGCTACTTAGCGCAGGGGCGAATTATGGCACAGTGTGAGGCTATGAAAATTTATCCGACCATCGAAGACGCCATCGGCCGCACGCCCCTGGTGGCATTGCAGCGCATCGGTGCGCAGTCTCGCCAGGAACGTGGCAACGTGGTGCTGGGCAAGCTGGAAGGCAACAACCCGGCCGGTTCGGTCAAGGACAGGCCGGCCCTGTCGATGATCCGCCGCGCCGAAGAGCGCGGCGACATCAAGCCCGGCGACACGCTGATCGAGGCCACCTCGGGCAATACCGGCATTGCGCTGGCCATGGCCGCCACGATCAAGGGCTACCGGATGGTGCTGATCATGCCCGAGGACCTGTCCATCGAGCGTGCCCAGACGATGAAGGCCTATGGCGCCGAACTGATCCTCACGCCCAAGAGCGGCGGCATGGAATACGCGCGCGACCTGGCCGACCAGATGGTGGCCCAGGGCAAGGGCGTGGTGCTCGACCAGTTCGGCAACCCCGACAACCCGCGCATCCACTACGAGACCACGGGTCCCGAGCTGTGGGAGCAGACCGGCGGCGAGATCACGCATTTCGTGAGCGCCATGGGCACCACGGGCACGATCACCGGCGTGGCGAAGTTCCTCAAGGAAAAGAACCCGGCCATCCGTATCGTGGGCGCCCAGCCGGCCGAGGGCTCGCGCATCCCCGGCATCCGCAAGTGGCCCGAGGAGTACATGCCCAAGATCTACGACGCCTCGCTGATCGACGAGACCGTGCTCGTGGGCCAGGACGATGCCGAGGACATGGCGCGCCGCCTGGCGCGCGAGGAAGGCATCTTTGCCGGCATCTCTGCGGCGGGCGCCTGCTGGGTGGCCCAGCAGATTGCCGAGCGCGAGAACAACGCCACCATCGTCTTCGTGGTCTGCGACCGCGGCGACCGCTATCTGTCCACGGGCGTCTTCCCCGCCTGA